CACTCCGGCCTTGTCCAATATAGCAATCTGTTCCTTCAAGTCTAACTCAAACCGTGCCTTCTTCCTACCCATTCTCCGTCCTGCCCCATGTGAACTAGACTCAAATGAATCCGGGTTCCCTAGTCCCTCAGTGATATAAGAACTGGTTCCTTGACTTCCGGGAATAATTCCTAACAAACCTTTTCTTGCAAGTATGGCTCCTTTCCTGTGAACAAAAACATTACGCCCAAAATGATTCTCCATGCTTGCATAGTTATGGTGTACATCAAACTCTTCCATCACAGCAGTGCTCAACAAATCCTGAAACACACCAACAAATCTCTTCATTATCAATGCCCGGTTCTCTTTTGCAAACCACAATGCATACTTCATTGCTTCATAATACTCACTTCCAACCTTATCTTCTATTGGAAGAAACGCAAGGTCTTTTTCTGGGATGTCAGAGAACCACCGCTCAGTCAATTGCTTGGCTTGGTTGTGGTATTCCTGTGCAATCTTCAACCCAAAATTCCTAGAGCCTGAATGAACCATCAACCAAATATATCCATCACTACCCTCTTGGATTTCAATGAAATGGTTTCCACCACCCAAAGTCCCTAACTGGTAATGAGCCTTCTCCCACTCTCTTTCAATCACTGGGATTCCTGGTGGGTCATTAAATATCTCATGCTCCTGCTTTTCCGTATGACGGTTAAAACCCAACGGAATCAGTTGTCTTACCTTACCCATGATGTCCTTAGTAATAGCAGGTCCAATAGCAGTGTTTGGACAATCAGTCCTCACCGCTCTCATTCCACAACCAATATCAACACCAACTGCATTTGGAACAATAATACCATCAGTTGCCATAACTCCACCAATAGGCATTCCATAACCTAAATGTGCATCAGGCATAAGTGCAATGTGATGAAAAGCAAACGGAAGCCGTGCTAAATTGTCAGCCTGTTCTAAGGTTTGTGGTTCAATATCCTTCACCCAAGATTTAATTGGAAGCCTAACTTCTTTGCTTGTGTATACTTGCTCCATTATCCTTCCCTTGTTTTGTCATGCCAAATACATCCAAGCTCTGTGGCCTTTTTCCGTATAAACCCATGTGCTTCTCTTGCCACAATTGTTCTCAACAAACGAATACTCTCATTGGTCAATTTACAATAGGCTGTCACATTGTATATAACTTCCTTAACATCTGCCTTGGTTTCCGTGTTCAAATAAAGAGAATGATAGTGGTCTGTGATTTTCTTAGGAAGTTCTTTAAATGAATTGTATTTTTCCATTGACATCTCCTTTACATTATTCTACCATTTCACTGGTGTTTATGTCAACACCCTCAACGTTCTCCTTGATTAAATATTCTTTATACCATTCCGGGAATCCTTTAATAGCAGTCCTCAATAAGTCTTTGCTGAAATGCTTAAACAAAACTTCCTTAATGGTCTCTGTGTCCTCTTCCTTAATGTCCTGTTGAATCTCTTTGAGAAGAGCACCAATGTCCTTGACGCTGTTAGTCAACTCACCCTTTTCCTTCAGGTGCTGAATTGCCTTCAACCATCTGTTCTCATTGTTAAAGCTCTGGAAATAGCCCTGCAAAGAAGCCTTAGGAGCTTTCACCTTCCAGTCCTTTGCATGTTGTTCCCGGTATGCTTCCCGAACATACTTTGTAAACACTGGAAAGATTGCTCCACCCACATGAATCCACTCACCATAGTTCTTGATAACAATGCCTTCAATCTTGGTTCCACCAAGAAAGCTCTCAGTCTCTTCCACTGTGTGCTTCAGGAAGTCCAGAATAGGAAGCTCCACCTCACCATTGTATATCTCCGGCACAGCATCAATCTCAAGCTCAATAGCTGTAGCTTCTAATGACTCCCTGCTTTGTATCCACTGTCCAGCCTGAAGGATGTCAAACAAAACCAAATGACCTTCTGGAACCCGGTCATACTTCAGCACATTGTGCTTTGGTCCCTGTAAATACTCACAGAAAAAATATGTATCTGGTTTGTAGTTCTGCTTAATTATATCCTCAATGCTCAACAGGTAGTCACACCCGGCCTTGAACATCTTATCCCATGAATCACGCTCCCAATTGACGGCCTTTGAACCCATAATAAGCTCACCGTCCTCATTAACCCCAAACCTAAACTGGGAACCATCAATCTTTTCCTGCATAACAATAGGTCCAATTAGAGCACGTTCAGTGCCTGAGTTCCCCAAGTTCATCACCTTGGTGTATCTAGGTAGCATCTTCATTTTACTTCGCTATTCTAAAGCTAGTTCTTGAGACCTGCCGTTCAAGCTTCCTTTTACATTCATCACACTTCTGCTTGTCTCTCTTATCAATAGCAGAAGCAAGTGCTTGAAGTTTTCCAACATCCTTACATTCTTTGTTTCTACAAATGTACTCATACAGTGGCATTTATTTCTCCTTTATATAGTCTTTAATTTCTTGCTTTGTCATAGAGTATAAGACTTGCTCAGGACGGCTCCGGTCCACATACATAGTCACACCCTTTAGGTCATATGCATACTCCTGCATCCAGCCCCCTATCTGCTCCACAGTGGTTCCTGCAGGTAGATTAATTGTCTTACTTATTGCACCATCCAAATATTTCTGAATGACTGCTTGAGTTTCAAAATGCTGTTCTGGTGTTAGGTCATGTGCATCAACAAACCACTCTGGAACTGATTCACCTGATTTCAAAAACTTCTCATACATTGGATGCACTATCTGTCTTTCACCTATCCGGTCCTTCCGGGTATAAGCCTTTGAGAATAATGGTTCAATCCCACTAGATGCTCCTGCCAACATGGAAGTAGTTCCAGTAGGTGGGCAGGTCAACAGTGCAACATTCCTGATACCATACTTCTTAATGTCTCTTCTGAGACCTGCAGGAAGCTTTCTCACAAAGCTTGCCTTCCCATAGTCCACAGGATTAAACTTCGGAAATGGTCCCTTCTCTTTGGCAAGTTCCACGCTTGCCCTGTATGCCTCATCACGTATAAATGCAAACAGTTTCTCAATCTGCTCAACTGCTTCTGGTGAACCATATCTCAACTGCTTCTGGAATAGATAGTCTGCTAGTCCCATAACACCCAGTCCAATTCTCCGACCTTGTTCAGCAACATCCCTCATCTGTGGTATAGGAAACGTGGTTAGGTCAATCACATTATCCAAGAACCTTACACCATGGTGGATAACATCCTTCATCAAATCCCAGTCGGTGTCACCACCTGTCACAAACTTGGGAAGTACCAGACTCCCCAAATCACATGAACCATATGCCGGAAGTGGAAGCTCTCCGCATGGGTTGGTTGCAATAATAGGATTGAAGTAATAACTGTTATCCTTTGTAAGCTTACTGTAGTTCAAAATCCCAGGCTCTGCAGACTTCACAATGTTATTCAAAATCCTTTCCCACAACTCTTTAGCTCTAACAGTCTTATATACCTTCAATCCAAACTTCAACTCCCAGTCTCCATCTCTCTCCACTGCTTCCAAGAACTGGTTGTTGATTGCCACAGAGATGTTAAAATTCCTTAGCTTACCATGCTTCAGCTTACAATCAATAAACTCTTCAACCTCAGGATGACTGATGTCAATAATAGCAATGGTTGCTGACCGTCTTGCACCACCACATTCAATGGTCTCTGCTACAGCATCCATAGCTTGCATAAAGGAAACCAACCCAGAAGACTGACCACCCTTACCATGAATCTCTGCACCAACTGGTCTCAACGTGGAGAAGTTTACACCAACCCCACCACCAGATGACCATGTGATAAGAGAATCCTTAATACATGTGGCAATAGATTCAATACTATCACTAATAGGAATTACAAAACAATTCAACATGTTCCGTTTAGTTTTCCCTGCATTTCTGAGTATCCGTCCTGCAGGAACAAACTGCTTATTAAACAAGTAACTAAATATCATCAACTGCTTACTCTGCCGGGTCTCCAAATCCTCATTGGCACATACGGCCTGGGACACTCTCTCACACAAACCTTTCCAGTCCTCACCATTCTGATAGTACCTAGACTCTGCTATACACTCTTCATTATTTATATGACAAGCAACTTTAGACATTTAAAATTCCTCACCCTTATCTCTTTGTGTGAAGTTACCATAATTCTGTAGCCACCACGTATAAGCCAACATAGCTACATATATAAGAACGTCTTCATCTTTTTCAATAATAAAATCCTCAATCTCATTTGCAATTTCTTCATGAGTAACATTCTGTTTTGCTGTAAGTATAAACTCATCAACAATGTGTTTCAACTTGGTTTTAAACTCAGCATAATATTTTGTTTTACTCTTTACTGTAGTGTACTTTTCTTTGTATTCTTTAATCCACCAAATAAATGAATATACTGCAATCTTTAAAAAGTCAACCTCTGGAGCCTTGTTACCATGTTTAATCTCATTAAAGATTTCACCTGCATACTTAATAATGTTTCCACCTATCCACTTATTGCCCACCTTCTCACAAATAACGTCAGTCCATTCCTTTTCTTCATTGTAAGCATATCTTTGTCCACCACCTTCCCACTGGGAAACGTGCCCCTCCATAAACTCTTCAAACAATTCATCACTATGTTGTTTCATATTATAACTTTTCCTTTGCCCGGTGGTACGCCCGGTCCTTTGTTTTGGTCACCAAGAAGAGCATTTCTCCCCTTGAGATTCATTAACTCTTGCTCAAGATTTTGTGTTACAAGCATTGACTTCTCAGGTGATACCAAATCTGCAAAATTCTCCACTTCTTTTTTCCACGTTTCCTGGTTTGCCCTAAGAGATGATACAGTTTGGTCAATCCATGCAGGACTTATGCCCAACCACTTCACCAATTGATTAATAATTAAATTAGCCTCAATATTAAATCGCAACTCTATAAACTGAGTTGACCGCTTGTGTTTTCTGAGATATGCAACAGCATCTTTTGAAAGCTCTACATAATGAATACACTGTAAAATATAATTATCAAGAAGCTTCTGGTCCTTTAGTGAGCCAGTTTTTCCTGCTTGTTTGTCCTTGCTTGGACGTGGTATTCCAGGGTTCTTATCTGTCATTCCAACCTATCCTTTTAAAAAGTTTTTTATTTTGCCGTTCCATCACCGTGGTATCTTCACCATGAGATGGTCTTCCATCCTTATTCACTGCTCCAGTCCACTCATAGAAGTAAAACATTGGTGCAGTTGTGTCCGTGAATTTTCTCTTGCCAACACCACGCATTTTCTTAACATGTCCTGCTCTCTCCAGTGCTCTCAACTCTGTCCTATTCAATCTAACGCTTGGCTTAAACCTTGCATCATTCACCCTAATAGTTTTGGTAGGAGATATATTAAATATAAATCTTGCCTTATCCAAAGTTGACTGATGTCCTATAATTTTTTCCACTTGTAGTCTTCCCATATTACAATCCATTCATGAAAGTCTTCATCCTCTTTTCAATATCCAACGCATACTTCAAACTGGCCTTTGGTGTTCCACCCTCAATAGCTGTCATCAAATTGCTTACAGCCTGTGTGCTCCAGTTGTATAAACTGAACGTCAACTTCCAGTCACTGTCAGACGCACTGCCGGATGCAATAAAACTTGTCTGGTAGTCAACCAACCGCTCCAGTCCTAACCTCAAGCTCCACACCGGGTCATACAAATATTCAAGCACCTTGTTCCGGCTGAGTCCATCCAGGTCAAAATATCTATCCAAACCATCAACACCTGTAATAAACATATGCTGTGTTAATCCAATAGCTCCTGCATAAGATTCTGCTTCTGGGTTAAACCTGCTCTCAATGTCAACCCAGGCCATGATTCTCCAATAGTCCAAACCAATGGGAACCTCACCATTTGTGCCATATCTCTGGTGATATTTATACGTGATAAATGATAACTCCCTGAGTGTCTGAGTATTCATGTAGTCCTCACCCTTTTCAAACCACCTGTCTTCAATCTCTTTATATAAAAGGATTTCATTGGACACACTGTGTAAAGTCTCAACCTCTGAACGTATATCCGTCAAGTCCTTCCTAACTCCGGCATATTCAGTCACCAGAAAAGCTATACCACCACCCACCATTGTTACCATAATCAACAAAAGCAACACCTTAAAAAATACATCTTTCATATCACACCTCTATCATATTATATTAGTTGACATCTCTCTTGTCAATGTCAACTTTTAGGAACCAAGCTTGTCACATACCCTTTCCGTCTGTGCAACGCTTTATAAAATCCCCAGTCTATCCATTCCAACCACGGTTTAAATCTACAAAAAATTATCTTCTCAGGTCCACCAATAACCTGATACACCCCATGTTCAAATATACCAAACAACTCCCGAAGCCTTGCCCGGTCCCTCATCAACATCATCACCAAATCTTCAGTCCTGTAAAGCTTAAATATAACCACCGGGATTTTACCAGATGCTTGAGCATCACCTTCAGCTTGCTCCATCCAATCATATACCTGACTTGGCTTTCCATAAAGTCCTGCAAAGATATGCTTCACATTATCATCATGCCAATCTTTACACTCAACAGAAAATGGAAAGCTGTTATCCAACTGCATCTCTTCAGACTTATCCGACATAAACTTAAATGGCTGTATATCTCCTGGTGCAATCCTCTTATCCCAACCACCAGAAGATGGTGTCCGTCTAAACTCTCCGTCATCATCTGGATACCACTCACCATCAAACAATTTTCCAATACGCCTTTCATGCCGTCCTGACTTTTGCCTCTGTCCACCCTTCTTCATCTAATGGCATCCTTTACCAATTTAATAACATACACAATCAATCCTAACCATGCCAAAACACCAAGTATTTTTACTACGACAATTGCCCAAATTAAAGCTTCCATTTTTTATCCTTGTTCTATCACTGAACCATTCTCATCCTTCACCACCAAAATTTGATTATCAAAATAATCTCTCAATTCATTCTGATGACTAATAACAAAAATAGCCTTGTCCTTGGACTCTTCACGGAGAAGGTTTACAACTCTCTCAACACCTGTAATATCCAAGTGCTCAAACACCTCATCAAACACAACAAGGTTACAGTTGTTTGCATTCCGACTAAATATCATGTTCTGCAGTGCAAGCAAAATTGACACATCAATCCTTCCCTTTTCACCACTGGAACAATTTTCATAGGCCACAACTTCTTCACCGTAGATAATACTCACATTGAATTTGTCCCTGGTCTCACCGGACTTCAACGTGCTCTCTGTTTTGAACTCAAGCTGAATGTCATCATCCATCAACATGGATGCATAATAGTTTGCTTTCTTGTTTAGTTCTGGTACAATCTCATCCAGTAGAAAGGACTTGATTCCTTTGTTTCCAAAACCCTCAACCCAAAATTCATGATATTCAAATTCACCTTTGGTCTTCTCAATGCTTGCTGTCAGGTCTAAAAGTTGCTGTTGAAGTGGCTCCATCTTTTTTAATATTTGCTTCTTACGGTCCTCAATTTCCTTAACCGCTTCTTCAGTATAACCCTTAATCATTTTTATGTCATTCTGCTTTCCTTCAACCTCTGTGCTCAACCCAAGAATTTCACTCTTCAATGAGTCAATCTTAACAGACATACTTCCCAACTGTGAATCATACTCATGCCTTAAATCAACAACCTCTTTAATCCTCTTGTCAAAGTCAGCCTCAACTTTTTCCCGGTTCTCTTTTGCTTTTGTATATGCCTGTTCCTCAACCTCACACTTCTTTTTAATAACATCAAGCTCTTCACTAAAGTGGTCCTTCATTTCCGTAATTGATTCTTTTGTAACAGGTTGCTTACACTTCGGACACCGTGTTCCTTCTGGAACTGTCTCACCCTTCACAATAGCTTCCAACTCAATCATATCCGTTGTCAACAACCTCAAGTTCATATAATGGGTGTTTTCTAATTCATTCAACTTTACCATACCACTAGACTTCTTATCTGCCAAAGTTGTTATGGTCTGATACAAAGTGCTGTCATCTTCCTTCAATGAAGCCTTATCTTCCTGAAGCTTCACAAGCTTAGAATTATTTTCACCAATACTAATCTGCACTGATTGCATCTCAGCCTTCAACTTCTCTACTTCATGAAATGCCTTTTCCTTTTTCTTCTTGGCTTCCACAAGCCTTTGTTCCTCTTCACCAACACTGTCCTTATACTGCTCAATAGATGTGAGCACAATGCCCAACTTTCCCTCATTCTCCTGCAGTGTAACTTTCAAAGACTTGACATCATCCTTAGCTCTAGCCTGTGCTTCCACATACTGATGGAACATCATGATTTCATCAAATATTTCTTTCTTCTCTGCGTCCTTTGCCTGTGTGAATCTACGTGCTTTTTCACCAAAAATAACTGCATTAGAGAATACCAACCAATTCATTCCAAGCACTTGGTCAATCATATCCTGGGTGTCATTCATGGTCCCGGCTGTAATGTCCTGCTCACCTTTTAAAAACCTTAATTCATTTGCATTGTCAGAGTCACCACGGAACCTAACAACTGTGTACTCATGTCCCTCAGATTCCAAAGCCAAAGCAACCATACAGTCTTTTCCAAACTTACGATTTATCACATCATCCTTACCAGTGTTTCTAATGGTCTTTCCATATAGTGAAAAACACACAGCTTCAAACAGTGCAGACTTACCTGCACCATTGCTATTACTCATAGCCTTACCTGTGACCTCACCACCAATAAAATGCAAACCAGTGCTTGGAACACTAAACTCTAGTGTTTCAAATGACATAAAATTTATGGCTTCAATTGCATGTATTCTCATAGGTATTTTCTCCCTATCTCAATCAACATATCAGCATCCAACTTACCTGCTCTTGCTTCCACATATTTTTCAATGATGTCCTTCCCAGAATCTGCCAATGAAATTGTTGTCCTCTTAGATGTATCTCTACTGGGTATCTGCATAACTCTTTTATACTTAATTGCCTTAACTTCTTCCGGCATATTAACACCATGTAGAATCACCCGGTAGAAGTCCGTCTCTGGTTTGCCAACAAACTTTGTGTCCTTCCCTTCCTGGTAAGTCAACGTATGGAACCTGGGAGAACCTGTGTTCTCCATGAACTGTAACTGATTGTCACCACCACCCTCTACATCTGTGTCCAGTATCCACCATCCGTGTGCTTTCCCTTCATCACTAAAGTTGTGCTCAAGTGGTGCTCCAATACTGATGACATTATCCCTGACTCTCAACGTATCATGACAGTGCCCAACAAAGGAATACTTAAACTTCTTTGACAACATATCCGAGTCAAGTCCATTCTCCACAACATACCCACCATAGTTGACACCAATGATGTCCTGGTGACCAAAGAAAATTGACTGCTCAAAATCTTCTACAGAAGCCTCTTCAATCTGTGTATTCAATTGATTTGTCTTCCTGGTGTATGGGGATGCATATACATAAAGATTTTTCCAAACTGAAATACTTGCTTCCTGACTTATCAAAATCCTGTTCCACCCCTCATTCATCACAATAATATTTTCACCCAGTGACTTAGCAACATCCAACAGTGCAGGTTCAGAACCCCAGAGCCTGTAATCATGGTTCCCAGGAAGAAGGTACACACGGCAAATTCTTGCCATACGTTCCAATGAGTCCATTAACACTTTAACAACCTGTGAGTCCACATTGTTTTTCAAATGTGTAAGGTCTCCACCAAACAATATTGCATTCAATGGAATGCTTTGAGCATACTCATTGATGCTTTCCATAACTTCCTTCTGATGGTACAGCCTGGAGTTAATACCATCATCTCTAATGTAACTGAACTCCCGGAAATTGTGTCCGTGCAGGTCACTGAAAATTCCTATCTTCATTTTGTTACTCTCCACTTGATTATACGATACCACATAATTGGGTACTTAAACAACCAAAACCACAAACTCTTCCATGACCATGGATTTTCATCCAAGTATTCCACATAGACAAGTGTTACCTCATCATCCCATGGTTCAACCTTCTTCCACTTTGCCACGGTCTTTCTCCTTTAACAGAAGCCTTTCAAATGGTTCCATAAAATGTTGGAACTTATTTAACAATCTCTGAAACCCATACTGGTTCATAATTTCCAACGCTGAATTGTAAAGCTCATCCACGCTCTTCAACTCACGCTTCTCTTTGTGCTCAAGTATCTCACGTCTTGGCAAATCCATAAACTCCATCAATGTCCTCATCAACTTCCAGGTGTCATCATTATTTACAAACTTTGTTACCGTAGTAATATCAGTCTTGCTCCAAACATTTTTGTCACCGTGTAAATACTCAATAACAATTGAAGCACCTTTGGGTCCGATACCTTTGATTCCTGGAAGAACATCTGAAGGGTCACCAACAATAGCTTTGTAATCCAAGTACGCATCATATGCAATGCCTGAATCTTTTTCCCAATTAATTAAATCCCACAACTTCTTCTTCACTGGATTAAAAATCTTTATGTCAACATCCAAATCAAACAACTGGAAATAATCCTTATCAGTGGTAACCACCACCATCTCAGGAACAACGGCCTGTGCCTTAGCAATGTTTACCAAACTGTTTATAACATCATCAGCTTCTCTTCCTGGAAGCTTGAACTGAGTCAACCCCAAATTCTTTAATGCATCTCTCAACTGGTCCATCTGCTTATATAGTATCTTTGCTTCCTGTTGCTCAAGCTCTGTCTTCTCTTTCCGCTTCTTGTACTCCGGGTATAAAGCCATTCTCCGTGGGTCTCTTCCACCATCCCACACCACAGCAACCCGGTCTGGATTAAACTGGTCCAGGTATCCACGGACCATATTCATACCTGTGAAAATAGTTTCTGTTCTCTCACCCTCATGAGACATGACTTTACCATGTGCCATGTGAGCAATATTGTTACCGTCAATTAATAGTATTTTCATCTTCAAAATATCCTAATACATCCAAGTCTTTTTCCACCTGTGTCCAGTCCCTGAAATGCAACCCACGGTCATCAATGTAGACATCTGCAATTGGTTTAAAAATTGATAGAAAGTGGAAATGCAACCCACGAAATTTTAACTGCAGTGTCAACTCTTCCTTAATTTTTTCTGCAGAACCGTTGCCCATATTGTGAACCCACTCTGTATTGGTCCGAGATGTATACAGAATTATTGTGTACCCTGCTTCCCACAACCGCTTCAGAACTCTCCCACAACCCTTCATGGTTGGGAACCTTTCAATGTCTGCCGGGTTATACGTATCAGGGTTAAATGTACCCTGCATGGAATCTATAATGACTCCATCAATATCCACAGCTACAACTTTATGTGTCGGTCTTTTTTCCACCTACAATCTCCTTCTCGTATATTTCCGGGAAGTCATCTTTTTGAAACTTGTTCTCACTTCCTGGAAGCCAATACCAACCGTTCTTTGACTCTTCCACCATCTCATGTCTGATGCAATAATCCAACAGTCCTGAATACTCCTGAATAGGAGTGTCCGTCAGCATCTCAAAATTCACAATACCGTATGGCCTACACACCTTTGACTTATCAATAATAATCTTTGTCTTGTATCCATCAAGCTCTGTTGTCTGCTTGTTTCTAATCTGCCCTGCAAGCTTACAGTGCATCCTCATTGATGCTGTAAACTTGATTGCCTTTCCACCAACTGTGTCATACTTCTCACCATACATGACACCCATCTTATCACGTATCTGGTTGATAAATATAAGAGCAATCTTGTGCTGATATACATCAGCCATTATCTTCTGCAGTCCTTCACCTATCAACTTTGCACGTCTCATTGCTGTGGTGTTGGTTCCTATCTCACCCTCAAGCAACGCCAATCCTGGTGTGATTGCAACACTGTCCCACACAATAGTTAAATATTTGTCAGGGTTCTTTTCCCTCAAACTCTTCACATAAAATTCAAATACCTCAAACACATCCTCAACACTTCTCAATTGGTCCGGGTCAACATACACCAACTTACTTGGGTCAACCCCTGTGAGGTCTAATAGTCCTTGGTCAATGGAACGCTCCAGGTCCAGATAGACTGCAATCCCACCAAGCTTGATAGTCTCTGCACAAATGTGCAACGCAATCCTGGTCTTCCCACTTTGAAAGTCACCGTAAATCTCTGACAACTTCCCTGCAGGAACACCACCACCTGTTATAATATCAAGTGCTTTGTTCCCGGTTGGAACTCTAAACTTCACAAAATCTTTGAGATGTGAAGTGAGGTCCACCGTTTGAATAGTGGACCTCTTCTTCCTTTTTTCTACCACACTAATCCGCTTTGTTCTTTATCTTGGCAAGCTTGGCCTTGAGTCCTGTCAGCTTCTCATCAGTCTCTTTAACCTTTTTTGCCTGTGGCTCTGGAGCTTTTTCCTTCTCAGGTTCAGGTTCCTTTGTGGCAGTTTCCGGCACTGTTGTTGTTACAGGTTCTGCCGGAGTTTCAACCTTTGGTTTGGCCTTATTCTTTTCCTGCTTTGGTGGTTTGGTATCCAGGTCTTCTTTACCGTCCTTTACTTCTTCAGCTTCCTGCTTGTCCTTCTCCAGCTTCCGTTGCTCTGCCCAATGTTCCTTCAGCATCTCACGCATCTCTTCACGCTCTTTACGACTTCCAAAAGTTTTGATGTGTGCAACTTCTTCATCAACTCTGTAGGATACGTTCTCCTGATTGTTAGGATTCAATGGGGTAATCTGTTCAACCCACTGCTCAAGCTGTTCCTGGGTTCCCAACTCCACATAGTCTGTTGGAACTGCATTGTATTGATTCATGGGTAATTGGTTCTTATCATAAATCACAATGATGTCCCTGCCCGGTTTAGTAATTTTTCCGTTCTCATCAAAATCATCAAAAATATCTGAAGACCGTCCACGGCTTGAAACTATGCTGATGATTTTAGTCCACAAAGAAATGGGTGATTGAAACAACTTCACAGTGTCATCAATAACACGCTCTGTCTTTCCCTCTTTATGATAGGTGGTGTACTTCACACCTAACACATTAAAAATACCACGTCTCTGTGGTCTGTAGAAATTGGCTTTTTCCATAAGTTGCTTCCTGGCTTCCTTACCGGATTCAGCCTTAGCAATCTCAAGCCGTCTTTCATACTCTTCACATCCTGCACACTTCTCACCATACACAATCTTCATGCAGGTGTACTGTTCAAAGTCGGTAGGTCCATATCTCAGGAAATGTCGTGCTGTAGTAATGTTGTACTCAGCATCTTCCTGAGTTGCAGGTAGAATCCTGATACCAACTTCTTCAGTTATAGTATCATCATTCCGTAAATCTTCCTTGGCGATTGCCTTCCAAAATCTACTTGTAAAATCTTGTCCTCTGCTTTGTCTTTCCTTTTCAACTTCCAATAGTTCTCGGTCTCTGTCAAGGTTTGGTTTTGTAAATAAACTCATGTTTTTACTCCGTTAATAGTATAGTTTTTTTTCACGTTTCTTTACTCCTTTTTAAAACGTTCTTTGTTAATATGAATATCCGGGTCTCTCTGTGCTCTCATGTTTGAAGCCAAAGCAATTACAGATTCCTTCCTGTGATTGAATGACTCTTTAAGTCCTTTAAGAATACCCACAGCTTTCTGTTTTTGAATAATGTCCATCCTTTGTAATTGGTAAGAACTGTTCAACAGAATTTTTGCCTGGATGCTTTTCTCCGTTGGCTTCTTTCCATCCACCAAGTCAAGCCTTATATTTGCATCAAGCTCTGCTTCCAGAATCTCCAATGCAAGCTTTGACTCACCCAAGTCTTCCTGTGCCTTCTCAGCAAGGACCGCATAAAAAGCAAATAAAGTCGGTTGCTTCTTTAGGTCTTCATTGATTGTCTCTTCATGTAGTTCAAGCTCTGAGAGATAATCAAGTTCAACGTCTTCACCGTTGATGTTAAGTTTTATCATATAATTTCTCCATGCCTTATAATACTCTAAAAAATATATTTATGTCAAGCACTTATTTCTTTTAATTTTCCCCAGTGGGTTCCAACAGCAAGGTCCACCACAAGTGGCACACCCAACATCCAATCATATGTGATTGCTTCCAAAATCCTCTTGCCAATTCTTTTAAGTTCATCAAGCTCATCTTCATAACAATCAATACCTATAGAGTCATGGACTTCCCAAATAAATTGAGACTTCATTCCACGGTTTCTAACCTCATGCCATAACCTTCCAAGCCCGGTCACAACAATATCACTAGCAGTTCCCTGGATAGGCATGTTGATTGCTTCTCGCTTGACTTGATTCCTTTGGTTCTTAGTGACTGCTCTGCTCAAATTAAAATTTCTAATCCGTCCAAATGGCATATCAATATATCCAAACTCCTGAACATGATTCCACACCTTTTCCTGATACCGTGTTACTTTAACATGTGCCCGATAAAAATCCTGAATCCATTTCTCTGCAACCTTCTTTGGTTTGCCCAACTCTTCGGCTAAACTATAAGCTCCTGTGCCATACACAATAGAAAAATTAACAGTCTTGGCATGGACTCTCTGTTCCTTTTTAATAGAATCCGACTTATCAGAATTGTCACCATACATCTCAAACCTAGTTGACTCATGAATATCCCTACCATCAATAAAGTCCTGCATCATTGGTTTGTCCTCTGCCAACATAGACAAAACCCTAAGCTCCAATTGTGAGTAGTCAAATTCCAAAAACACTCCATACTTGGATTTAAACACTGGCCTTGTATCATAAGGAATGTTCTGGAAGTTTGGATTGAATGAACTCAGCCGTCCTGTTGCTGTTGTTATAAAGGAATAGTCTGCATGTATCCTACCTTCCTTTTGTTTCTCAACATATGGTTTCAAATAAGTTCCCAACACCTTATCCTTCTTCCTGAACTCTATCATGTCTTTAATCAGTCCGTGCTTATTCTTTACCTTACCCAGTGCTTTCTCATCCGTCTGCATCTGACCTGTCTTTGGAGTGTAAACACCTGTGGTGATTCCCATAAGTTCAAACACTCTGCCCACCTGCAACGGAGAATTAAAATTAACTATCTTCTTACTTGCTTCCTCAATCTGTTTTATCTTTGGGTAAGAATGCATCTGGGCTTCCAACACCGTCAACTCGTCCACATATTTATCTGTAGTCTCTGTCAAAATCTCCTGGTCCAAAAGAACACCTTCATGCTCCATCTCAGCCACTGCCATGAGTCCTGGTGCAATAGTCCAAGCCATCAATGCTCTCTGTGCATCATCAAAGTATGGTTTGTTCACAAACATTTGACACAGCTTGTATGTCATATAGGTATCCATAGCATTATAGTTTGCCAACTTATCCAGGTCCATACCTGCAAGGTTATCCCGGTCAACATCATACCCACCTTCATGGGTATACTTCCAGGCCATTCCTTTTAATGTATGTGGGATGAACTTCCCAACCAACAGGTAGTGTGCAACCATGGTATCAAACCAAAGGTTCTTCACAATGATTCCGTTCTGTCTCAAAAATTTAATATCAAACTTTGCATTCTGTGCAATAGTTCTAAAATGTGTATCAGTGAACAACACCTCAATTTGCTTCAACACCCATGGAACCTTATCCTTAAATGGACTATCCTTATGCCCCAATGGTATCACCCAATTTCTATCCTTGGTGCTAAATGCAATTGATAAAATCTTGTCTTCCTTCCAGTCCAATCCTGTGGTCTCAATATCAAACGCAAGGTCACAATATTTATTGTCTGCCATTCCCAAAAGCTCTGTCAGCATCAACTCCAAATCATCCACAGTGTCAACTAATACCTTGACAACCTCATGCCTATTGTCAAGGTATGCCTTGACTTTTGAAAGGTCTTCCAAGAATCCATCTTCTCTCCTGGTGTCTTGATTCTTTAATATATACCCTGGATGATATGTCACAAAAAAATGTTTACCATCCTTATTAAATCCATATCCTACAGAGTTGAAAAATGCCTTCTTCCCAAGGACCGCTTCCAATGCTGTAGCTCCAAGCAGAACCACAAGGTCTCCACCAAAATCAGCAATCTCTTCCTTCAAATACTTCTTACAGTTCTGGACTTCCTTCTTACTTGGTGCTCTGTTATTTGGTGGACGGCACTTACACACATTGGTGTAAACCACATCCTCAGGCTCAAGCTCCAGGACTTTGACTATGTTCCTAAGGTATTGACCCGACTCATCTTTGGAATCACCTGGGACATCTCCCACAAACAACACACATGCATCCTTCAGTGCACCATAGTATGGAACCTGAGTTATACCACGGAGTGTACAGTCATCACACGAAGTCTTCTTGGATTTCTTCTTTGGGATTGCCACGGTCACCTTGGTGGATTCCAACTCCTTGATTGTGCTTCCTAGCAGGTCATCAATTTCACTCATGTTCTCCCCACCGGATTTATTTTTATACTGCCATCCTTCCCCATAATTATTACCTTCCCTCTTGGCTCTCCCGGCAACGTCACAGTCTTTCCTGGAATCTTAAATCCAAGCTCTTCTTCCCACCGTTTTTTGTCAGCCGGAGAATGGAACCTAATCTCATAAGTTTTAAGTTCACTCATTGCCACCACCAAGGGTCAGGCATAAACTGTTCACACTTCTGTAATACAGGACACTTTTCTTCACTACACGTTCCGTTCTTATGGAACAAACAGAAACCTGCAGAAAACCTATGCTTACAATGTTTCCTAAACCGTCTGAAGCTAATTAATCTCATTTGTTTTTCCTATACTTCAACGCAAAATATACCCACACCACATTGGCTGAGACAATCACAAGCCCACCTGCAAAGCTCCACCACTGCTCCAAATGTGGGTAATAATAAAGATTCCAGATTCCCCACGTAGTGAAAAATGCTGTGCTTAAAACGCTCACACCTTTTACCTTCTTCTGCTTGTATAATATCCTTACATTATTCCACAACATGATTCCACCAAGGGATTCATACAAACCATTTACAATGTCTTGCCACATATTAACTCACCTATCCACCAAACCAGTTGTGTCTTCTACAAGCTTTGCTTCATACAACTGACATTTAGCTTTGTCTATTTTTAAATTCACTTGCTTCCTATCTTTCATTTCTCTACCACCTGCAATAAATATTCTCACATCCTGTGGGTTTATATCCGGGTCAGCTTCTTGCTTTGTCTGATTCAATGTCAGGATTAAATCTGCATCCCTCATTGGTTCAATACTGTCACCAGAATCATCCAGGTCAATTATATCCTTACTCTTGGAACCCCTGGTTGTCTGGTGTAAAAGCCACACGGCAATCTTATGTTGCTGTGCCAGTGCCAACAGTTCCTTCGTGATTGCTCCAAGCAGGTGATACCTTCCACCACTTGATACATCCACCAACAATTTTTTATTACTTGACCTCATTAATCCCAGGTAGTCAATAACCAACATGTCCGGTTGAAACTTGTGTAGAAACTTTAGCTTCTGCATCAATGCTTCAATGGTCAAAGCACTACATCCTTGTGCCGGGTAATGTTGAACCCACAGCTTTCCTGAAGTTGGAGAATTTTTAAAAGCAGTTACTGCAGTCCTAACCTCATTTTCACTAACATGCAACATCTCTTTTGTAACACCGGAGATTGATGCATCATACAAGTTCTGTGTTCTGTCCCTGCTACCTTCCATTCCAATATGTAAAACGTTCTTGCCATTGTACAATGCCCCTTTAGAAAAGCACACAATGCTCATGGTCTTTCCACGCTTCATGGGACTCATGAAGATTGCCAACTCTCCAGGAGCAACACCACCACCAAGGTCTGAATCCAATTTATTAATCCCGGTTGGAATTGCAATGTTACTTCTCAACGTCAAATCTCTACGTGCTAACAAACGCTCTTCTATATTTTCAAAATACATATCACCAAGGTCTTCCTGGTTCTCACCTATTCCCATTGCTTCCTTGACATCATCCAATATTGGACTGTAGTCCTTCTTCTCTGTCAACAGTTTGGCTCCTTTAATTACTGCATCTCTAACAGCCTGGAACCGGGCAAATTCAACTGCCCTATCTTTGACATATTGGAACTCTCCCTTTTCACCTAACCTGATAACCTCTTCAAAAGCATCTGTCCACTCATCAGCAGGAATCTTCCGTCTCTCCATCTCCAATTGAACCTCTTCCAAATACTCATCTAGGTCCGGTCCTTTTTTGTACTTCTCATAAAAGGAAAATATAACACTGACAAATCCCTGGAATACTGTGTGGTCAAAAAACTCCGGCTTGATAATTTCCAGGTTGTTAATCAAAGACAAATCATCATACAACAACATAGATACTAAACGTGCTTGGATGCCTTCTGAGAAGTCATACTTTTCAGACATAAATATTTACCCCTTCTTCACCGTATTGTTTTTTTAAATCAACCCTCAAGTTCCTGAGAATTTCCTTTTGCTCTGTGGTCAAAACCTTCCCAACCTCTAACTGAATTTTCTTTAAATACTCATTGCTAGTTTGCCACAATAAAGGATGACTGTAAACATATATGTTGGTTACATATCCCATACGTGCTAATATCTCAAGTTCCTTGATTGCATTATGAGTATCAATCAGAGAAAACTTCTCCAACCGCTCCTTGAATTTCTCTGCAGACTGAAAGATTGATTTCCTATAATCTTTGTTGACTTCATACAATTTATTTACAGCTTCCTTCTTGGATTCAAATTGGTTCTGGTTTTTCTTTTCCCACTCAAGGTATCTCAACATTGCGTTCTCTGTGACTAACATAGGAAAGGTTGGGAATTTCATTCCCTTCTTCTGGAGCCAACCCTTTAACATTTCAAACTGAATCTTCATGTAAACTGGGAAGGTCACACCAAGCTCTGTGCAAATTAAAATCAATGCCCGGATATTACTAACCTTCTTTTTGTACTGTGGAGAAGACTTGTCTCCACTAAGATAAAAGGAACGTCTGCCTGAATACTTCTGAACAAACTCTGCATATATGTCAGAGACCATTTTGTATGTGGCCTCATTATCTAACTGTTCAAATCCTGAGGTTACAGGACTCCTAAATTTTAATTCCATCCAAGCTCCTTTGCCGAGTTTCCCGGCTCAACAATTTTTGAATACCTGAACGAAGTGAAGGTATGAGATGATTGTTGTAATATCATTGTTGTCTTATTATACTACACAAGAAGTTCTAATGTCTACACATACCGACTGTAAGAAGCAGACCTCTGTTGGAACCCTTGAGTTCCCTATTCTACGGTATAGCCAAACGCTTGACTTCCCTGTTCTACGGTATAGTGACATGTGAGTTCCCTGTTCTACGGTATAGTCATACCAACCAGAAGATTGTTTTCCTGCTTCCACGCTTGCTTAATTTCTTAATAAGATTCATATTATGAAACTTTTCAATCAACTTTGTAATGGTTGCACGTGAAAATCCTGTGAGCTTTTCAAGCTCCTTGTATGTAGTTTCAATAAATTTGGTCTCTTCATTTACCAGTGCTCCAAGCACCATGTAAAATCCTGTGGCTCCTTTCTGCAGGTCTTCAATTTCTGCAATCAGTCCTTCCTTGATTGCAACCTTTCTAATCCAAACTGTGTTTTTTAAATTAGGTTCATTTGACAAACTCAAATTGTTTCTCCTTTTCTCTTTTTAAAATTATCTCTTTGATAGTATACCAGTCCCACGGCCTAAAGTCCATAACATCTATTCCAACATCTTGCATCCTACCATACGGTTCAATGTTTCCGTGGCTGTGTCCATGCAGGTGGAAGGAACCATGTATTGATGCTCTCCAGGACCGGAGTGGATAGTGGCACAGATGAATCTTGTCACCACCGTCTTTAATGTAATCCATGTATGCTACCTTGGCAAACCACTCTTCAAACTTCTTCATGTTCTTGTCATCATGGTTGCCACGGAGTAGGATTATCTGTCCCTTCAATTGGCTGATGATATAATCAATAGGCCATGCATCCACCTTGGAACCTAATGCAAAATCTCCAAGATGATATACAACATCTCCACGTGTAACCACCTCATTCCACCTGTCAATAAGCCCCTGGTTCATTTCATCTACAGACTTCCACAGGTGCTTCCGGTAGGTTTCCATAACACCCCGGTGGTTGAAGTGTGTATCAGCCGTGTAAAATTTCACTCTTGTTCTATTCTCCAATTACCAGTAATCCCAAGTAGCACAAGAACTCCACCAACAATCACTCTATGCCAGTAGAAGAAACTACTTGGTTCAACTTTGTAGTCTGAAGCAAGTAGAAACCATATGCCTACAATAAAGGTTACCCAAAGCATTACTTTCATATTTAATTATCCTTTTATTTTATTCTTCTTCAGATGGTTCTCCTATAAACTTGAGTGCTTTCTTGTTCAAATTCCTAGAAGCCCTTTCCATTTGTTTAAGCCACTCAACTGGAAGTCTAATGTGACTTGCTAGTTCCTCAATTGTCATACCTTGGTCAATTCTGTCTTCTTCAAGCTTCTGTGCAAGTGCAACCTTATACAGAATCTTGTCGTGGCTCTCATTAAACTGCTTAGTTGTTTTGAAAACCATTCCAGACAAATCTTCCAGCCGTCCAACAACAAGTGCTCTTTTGGTAATATTATTACCATTAGATTTTTCTGTGAGGTATGACAGCATGTTTAAAATAAGCTGTCTTCTCTCACTGCTTTCAGTGTGTTCCATGTATGTCTCCTTTCACACAGTATACCACAAAACATATTCTTTTGTCAAATGCTCTAATCAATCCTAAGCCACGATATTTCCTGTGAATACACAGGTACAGACCCCCCCTGAGTTCGCCTCACTGTGGTCATCTGGTGACATTAGAGAGGGTATTTTGGCATACACCTGTAACAACTCAAAATTATGCATCCAAATAGCCTTCTCTTATATAAACTTCTATCCTACGTTCACTGTGTTGTTTTAAATATTTGCTGTTATCTAAGAAGTCATATGCCTTGAGAACACCACCATCTTTCTTCTTCCTTAACCCACGTCCTATCCTCTGGATAGTCTTCACATCTGACTTTCCACCGGACGCTGTAATGAGCACATTGATTTCCGGGATGTCAATTCCTTCATCAAATATTCCTGAAGCAATCAGGATTCCTTTTCCTTCCAGGAACCACTGAACTGAATCATCTCTCTGGTCCATAGAATTGGAACCATGAACAAATCTCACAGGCCAACCTTCCAGCATCCTTCTCAGGATTCCACCATGGTCAATCTGCCGGACCAGGATAAGCACCTTGTCACCTTTCTCATAATGACCTGTTGCAGTATTTACAATCATCTGGTTTCTTTGTTTACTATCCACAATACCTTCTCTATAAATCTCTTGCCAACGTGCTCCATAAACCGTCTCATCATTGTCTAGTATGTCCATGATTATTGGACATAGGTCACCATCTTCAATTGCGTCCTCAGTCTTTCTCTTATATATAGTCTGTCCAACAACTGCCATAAGCTTCATGGAATCAAGTTCTTCCCGGTCCATCGGAGTACCTGAGAATCCAAACCTGTAGAATGCATTGTGTGCCCACATCCCGGCTGTATACCAAGTCTTTGCTGATGCATGATGACACTCATCAAACATAATAACCTGGAAGGTCTTCATGAAGTCACCAAATCTTTTTGTGCTCTGTTTCTTCATCTGGTCCAGTGATTGAACTGTAGCTATTGTCACTCTGGTTCCTGGAGCAAAAAGACTATCTCCAAAAACACCTATCTCATAAATGTTGGAATTAAGTCTAACAATAAACCTGTCATGTGTTTGCCACATAAGAGACTTGCTGTTGACCATGATGAGCGTAGGAAGGTTCAGTGCCTTAGTGATTCCAATAGCAACCTCAGTCTTCCCGGTCCCGGTTGGCATATGGATGACACCACGGAAATTATTAACAGCATCAATAATTGCATCTAGCTGGTCTTGTCTCAATGTGATTCCATGTAAGAGGTCTTTGTGCACAGACCATATCCTTCCAGAGTCAATTAAATCTCTATCATAACCTCTCTCATCAACAATCTGAAAATCTGTGCCCTCTTCCCTAAAGTAACCTTCCACAATATGCAGAAGCCCTGTTGGAAATTTCCCTGTCATTATATCCAGGAAGTGAGTTTGACCATCCCACAACCCATCTTTGTATTTTGTGGAGTGCCAATACTTAGGCCACCAGCAAGACAACTTCTCTTCAAGCCCCAATGTGTAATTGCTCAACTGAGACTTAACGTTCCTGACTTTAATTGTAATCATTCATCTTTCCTAGCAGTGATAACAATGTTCACTGGTGAGTCCATCCACTTGTCAGCCTTAGCATGAACCGTTCCCAAGTTCAGCTTCTTTAGCTTATTCACAAGGTTTAAACTCCATGCTTCATACGCAGACAATTTATCATTTAGAAATACCGGAAGCTCTGTGTTTCTTTTTTGGCTAAAACCAGGAGCCACACAACATGGACTTAGGATGAGTGCTCTAACTCCAATCCGTTCTTCATAGATATTGATGAGTCTTTCAGCAAGCTCACCACAAGCATGACATGCAACCAAAATGGTTGGTTCACCTTGAAAGAATTTGAATGGTTTGTAGATGTCGGCTTTCTGATACTCCCAACGTTTAACATCCTTGAAGCCCTGTCTGTTCCTGTCCTTCTTGTCCACTGAGATACATGCCTTGACCGGAAGAGTAAACACTGACAGTATCCCGGTCAAACAATTCCCGGCACACATGTCAACCACGTTGTAATGCATTGGTTTTGGCAGAACAATCTTTCTTAGCTCCTGCCGGATTGCCATTGCTTCTGTAATTTCCTTATGAAACTTTTGTACTGGAGCCACCGCATTGATGACATCCCCGGCACACTTGAACTGTAAGAACTGTCTAATATATTTATTCATTTACTTAATCTCCTTATCTGCACAATAGAACTTTGTTACATTCGGCTTGTCTGGAACTTTACATTCCTTCACACACTTTTCACACTGTGGAAGTACACCATCAAAATCAAACCTCTCACTAAAATCAAATGCTGGATTTCTAATCGGACCACTAATTCTCCGTCTTGTCATCTTTCCTCTATTTCGTATGTTAACATTAATTGAAGTGGCGTAACATGGAGTACAAACTTTATGTCCATTAACATTACTAACCCACACCCAATAAAGTTCAGACATTTTATTACCACATCCACCACCACACTTACCCTCAATAAGTTCTGGGTTGTCAGACAATTTAACTCTTTCGTAATTGTATCTGCTCTGAGTTAAACGGCTCATTTGTTATACCCCACAAATAAATCAGTGGCAGAACCTTCACCAGAAAAAACATACAGACCATAAGACTCTGCAACCTCTTCTAACACTTCCCAAAATGCAGTGTCTTTTTCCACATCATGCTTGGTCTGGTTTGTGGTCCACGGCATGTAATACTTACCGGAAGGCATTACACCCAGAATAGAACCAACATAAGTTGAATAGGTTTTGGTGTCAAGACAGTCATCATTGGATGGTTCAGAATTATCACAATTTCTTTTGAGACCATTCCAATCCCATCCAGATATTTCCTTCCGGTACTTCACCTTCAAAATTTCATGTCTATTAAAACCTTTATACATTTTTTGTCTCCTTTTTTAATCACAATCAAAATGTTCAAGCATTGTCTGAAGCAGGTGGTCATAGTCTCCACTTCTTGCTTCATCCATTACTTCTTTTCGTTTTTCCTCAGACCATCCTGCACGTCTTGCAGATTGGTTAGCTCTTGCTAAAATAAAAAAAGCATTACCATCCAATCCAACCAGTTTCAATTTAGGTTTTACATTCTCCATATTGTCTCCTTTATATTTTTTTGTTCATCAGATGTGGAAGCTCACAAGCTTCCAGGAATCTGGTCTTATCAAATTTAACATTGTCCCTCTTCAGTATTCCCATAAGGTCAAGCACAAAATCATCATTTGGTTTATGCTCCTTAATGGAACCAGCCAACGCAACATAATTTTTTCTATGCATTTAAACTCTCCTTTTTTAAGATATGTTTACTTCCACAAAAGTAGCATCTTCATAGCAACACAACCCAGAACTGATTGCATCCGATATTGCATTCTCAATAAGGTTGGTAGCATAAAAGCTCCACAAGAATACTCTATCAAAATGGTTATCATAAATCCAAACTGCATAACCACGAATACTTTCACTAACTCTTTCATTCATTAACAATCTCCTTATTTATTTTAGCTTTTGTGATGATGGTCTGTTTGGTATCCTGGAACTCTTCAAACTTCTTAATGGTTGCCTTCATGGAAACCACCTGACCTTCAACCAGTCCTTGCCCACTAGAAGCAAACCAAACAAACACATGCTTCTCATCTGTGAATTTATAGAGATGAGTGATTCCATACTGAGTATCAAAGGTTGTATGGAATACCAATTTTAAATCACTGAGGTCCACCCTGTCCTTGATTTCAGCCGGGTAGTATTCAATGGTCTGAGTCTTTTCTGCCCTCTGCTTTTTTTCCTCTATATAACCCATAGCTTTTTTGTAAGCTTCAATCATGTACCCTGCTTGTCCAACGTGGTAAGAAGGGACGGTTCCGGCTCTTGCAATATTGCGGAGAGTGAACTTAAACTCATTGTCCCAAGCTTCCTCATCAGCAATTTCTTTTGCCCACTGGATTGCTTCTTGTGCTAAGTCTGCATCTTCCTGGTCTATGATGAAATGTTCATAATGCTTTTTAGCTGATGGTGTCTTTGCGTGCATCCAATTGAGTGCATCAACTGCAGTGGCAATACCTAAATCCTGGCTTGCCTTAGCTTTAGAAATGAATCCCTCAGCCTTAGTGATGGTTGCCACTCTGGTTAAATAATCTCCCAAATAAAACTCACCAATTTCTTCTTGGCTCCCACGGCCTAAATCCCAATCCTCTTCATTTATGCCTTCCAAGTCTTCCATGATTGCCCAATACCGTGCCAGCTTTTCAGGTGACACATGCCCAGTAAAATCTTTAACACAACTGGAACCAACCTGTCTCCAAGTTCCAAGCATGCTGTGCTGTACAAGGTAAGCTTTCCGTCTTTTACGATTGCTCAAGCAGTGCTCACACAGATGACTGTTGCCGTTGTCTTTAAGATAAAAGGAAGGGATAGTTGCATTCTTGGAAACCTTTTTAATCAGAAGTCCAAACTCTTCAGAGAACTCAAACCGTGCTACAAAAGTCCAGCCTGAAATTACAGGTGACTCACCTTCCACGTCAATGGTAACATACGGAACTTCTATAGTTGCCAATCCATGCTTCCAAGTTTTAATCCAAGGTTTAGACACGGTGACTTTGATTTCAGCCACGCCTATCTTGACCGCTCTGTTCTGAAGCTTCTTGATGGATTTAAGAAACCCCTTCAAACTAACTTCAGGAATTTGAAATTGATTGAGGTTGATGTCTTGGATGCTACTCATATCTGCACCTTTATTTCTACATAGACTTGGTGCATATCATTGTAATGGGTACAGAAAGCCTTGAGTCCTTTTGCCCGGTGTGCATCTAACATGTCTTGAGCAAAGTGATTATCATTTGTTTCATAAACATACCGACATTCTACCCCGGCATACCATTTGTTTTCTCTCTTCATTTTTTGTCTCCTATATTATATTCTTTCCAAGTCTTGTCCCAAACTTCCTGGAGAAGTCTACAATTATTCCTAAGTGACTTGCTTCTGGAAAGGACAACTCTTCTGACACTACCTCTTCTCTCTTCCATACCAAGAGTCCAACCACTGGGTGAAGTCCAGGAACCAGGAAGTAGAGCCTTGAGTGAACTGTCAGTAGTACATTTCCAACTCATGGTCTCAGTCTTGGAAACAACTCTCTCAAGTCTAACACTCTTCCAAGCCCAAGGTCTGAGTGCAAGAGCAACAAGAGCACTGGAGAGATTCATATCAGTCAGCTTCAGTTCCCAAGTTCTGTTGTTCCATTCTTCCAGTTCCTGCTCACTACTCTTCTTAGGAAGAGCACTCATTTTGGCTTGGCTCTTCATCCATCTCTTCAGTTCCTTGCTAGGCTTGCTGAGACTTTTCTTACTCATCATCCTTGCTTGCTTATTCATAATTTACCTCTACTTATAATACGACTCAACAGGGTATTTTATTCAATATTGCCAAAATAAAAATAGGTTAGGAATGCCGGAGACCTTGAGCGGTCTGGTTAGAAACATACTTTTTATTTGTGGCATTCCCAACCTTTAAAAAAATATTTATAGGAGAAAATCAGAAAGCTTAAATATATTGCAGGGAGTGATGGGATTGGATACCCACAACCTTCCGGGTCTGATGCCGGATGCTCTACTAGCATTTGAGCTACACTCCCTAATCAGCACAAGGTCTTGTCTCATAAGACTCACCTGCACTGTCCATGGCTTGTAAAAATGTGAGGAAGAGCCGGAGGTGGAACCCTTCCCCACGGAGACAAAAAAATGATTAACAAATTTTTTAAATTAAAATTACGGTCCGGGTGTCTTGCTCCCCAGTGAAGCAAGAATTTTTTCGTAGTGTTATACCCACCACCTGGATGTTCACCCGGCAAAAATTTATCAAAGGAGTTTACTATGCAAAATTATATTGACACTGTGAGACTTGGACAGACAGTTGAACATTCAGTATTCAAGTCGGCTACTCGGTGACAACGAACTTCACAGCCACTCTATGGCTCCATCCATTGGGCTTGGATAATGACTCCAGCCTTACCATACCTAGTTTCAACTTTTTGTAACCGGGACCACCCGGACCTTGCTCACTCACCACAGGAATGCCCTAGACAACTTGTTCCAGAACAAACGGAGTATGTGTATCTTGTAGACAATCCAAGTATTTTCGTGTGAGAAGCCGTGGCTCCAATTCATGATATGGCCTTCTCATGGTCTTGTGGGTTGCTTACGCTGAAGCTTCATAGCAGTGACCCCTCACCACGTCTGCTTCCCCAACGTTCTTGTATCAGTCACAGCACCTCAGCTATGACCCTCACACGTCTCACAGCATCCAAACAAAGACAAGGTATTAAGCCCTGTCTGTGTTATCTACTTATTAAGTTGTCAAAGAACTCAGTCACTCAATCCTGGTGACCATTATCAGTTTACCAAAAAACTATTTCTCTTGTCAAGCACTTTTTTATAAAAGAACTAAATCTAAATCTATCTGTTGATTCTCTATTAATAGTAATGTCCCAATTCTTTTTTGGAACCATCTTCTTTACTTTCTTATAACACTTACTCTGACTCCAATAATGAACTTCAACCTCTTCCATTTTAATTGATTCAGGTTCAAGTTCAGGTTCAACCCATTCTTCTTTTGGCCTTAATGTAATTTCCTTTTTATAACAGTTGTTTTGATTCCAATAATGAACCTCAACTTGTTCCATGGTCTCATCTAAATCCTGTGAAGGTTTTGATTTTGGTACAAACTTGTCTCTGATGTTTCGTATTATCTGAGCAGTCCATCGTTGACTATACCCTAAAACTTTTCCAGCTTCCTCTGTGGACATACCATCAAACACAACCAACTGAACTAAACGCCTTTGCTTTGGTGTCAACTTGTCTAACAAGTTTTGTTTCTGTTGGAACAATTGTTTAAACTCAAATATATCCATAGGAGTTTTTTTATCTTGCGTATCTTTAAAAAATGCTTTCTCATGGTCCAACAATCTTCTTTGTTGGTATTTCCATCTAATATGGTCCACCACTGCCCGGTCTGCAATTGTGTAAGCATAAGTTTCAAGAGTGCTCCTACCCTCAAACTTATCCAACGCCTCAACCAATCTCACATATGCATCAGATATAACATCTTCAATAACTTGGTGTGGTCTACCTGCAAGTTTACCATAAATATGCCCACGCATTTTCTGTAGAACCTTATCTGAAATTTCAAACATACTCATGCCTTGAAATTTTTTTGGAGCGTCCTGTCAGATTTGAACTGACACCCTCAGGTTGGAAGCCTGGAATGCTACCGTTAAACACCAAGGACGCTTGGCACTGACTGTGGGATTTGAACCCCTTCTCCCGGTAGACAGCCGGGTGTGTTACCATTACACTACAGCCAGTGTTTGGCAGGTCCGTCTGGATTTGAACCAGAGGCCACGGTTTTGGAGACCGTGATGTTAAGCCACTACACCACAGACCTGTGCGGAGCATAGGGGAATTGAACCCACTAATACAAGGTTGAAAGCCTTGTGTCCTAACCATTAGACTAATGCTCCATGGTGGAGACGGTGGGACTTGAACCCACAACTTCCTGCTTGCAAAGCAGGTGCTCTCCCAAATTGAGCTACATCCCCAAAAATATTATTGGAGGGTTGGAGTGGATTTGAACCACAATCTTCCGAGTTCACAGCCCGGTGCTCTACCTTTGAACTACCAACCCATTGGTGGGAAAGACAAGACTTGAACTTGCAACCCCTGGCTCCCAAAGCCAGTGCTCTACCAATTGAGCCACTTTCCCTGTTGGCTGTGGTGGATAGATTTGAACTATCAACACCCTGTTTAACAGACAGGTGCTCTACCATTGAGCTACACCACAATCCGGCAGTTTTACTCATTAAAATGCTCCACATAAATGAAGCGTTAGCCACTCTTTCCATGTTTCTATTTTAACACAAAACTGGTGTTTCATCAACTCCACTGACCACCACGCTCATATCTTTTTACTGCTTTAATCTGTGCTACACGTTCACCAAGAACTTCAGACACAGCTTCAAGCATTGCAGTATCCAAAGTATCCAGTTCTACTATCTTCTCCAACACTTCTACAATGTCAAGCAAGTCATCAGTGTTAAGCCGTCTGCAATGAGTTAAATAAATTAACTTTACTGATTTCATTTTACACTCCTATATTTATTTAATGGACAGCATGTGTGACAGTCAAATGTTCTAGTGATATTACCATCTGTGTCACGCTCTGTGCCACTCCATTTAGCTGTACAAGGGTCCGGGCAGGTCCACTTCTTTTTCATGGACTGAGCCACATTTGTGGACCACTTAGGACGCTTCTTTGGTATTATTAGCTACCTTGTTTTTCCAACTTCTCAATAACTTCCATCTTGTCAAAAAGCAGTACCTTCAATTCCTGGATTCTGGATGTTAATTTAGCAACCCTCTTTGATGTGATATTCAACTTGGCGTTCTTTTCATTATACTCTTCCTGGCAGTTGTGTAACTCTTCCCGGAGTTCTGTCTTCTCTAACTGCAACCGCTCCACATCCTTCTCCACCAAATTCAGCCTTTCAAGTCCCACAGTCGTTGCTTCAAGCTTCTTACTGATGTCGTCTACAGCCTTTTGTAAATCTTTCTTTATCCGGGTCTCATCTTCTAACCTACTTTCCAAGCTCCTGATTTTACCACGACTTTCTTCATGTCCATAAATGATTTGACGTATGTCCGGTCCAAGGTCATCCAGAATCTGACGCTCAACATAGTGCATCATGTTTCCAAACATGTTATCCAGATAACCCCCCTTTTCAATCCGGCCTAAGAACAACTTAAATTGTTTAATCTCTTCCGCTTTACTTTTCATTTTTTCTCCTTTAATATAATTCGTTACCAACCAATTTCCAAACATAAAAAGTGTTGTCATGAATCCTGACATCCCTCACGCCCTCTTTCATCAAATCATACTGCTCACACAAGAATGTCAGACTTGCTTCATCACCATAAATCTTTTTCCACTTTTTAACAAACTTAACTTTACTACCCTTCATCTTATTTACTCTCCTTTCCGCTTACGATACGGAACGCTTTTTCGCTTGCAGAATCTTTATCCATACCGTCAGCAATAAACTCCTGCATGAGTTTCCAGTGACGGTCCAATCGGTTCTCAATATTTTTCAGTTCACGTTTGCCTGGACGTAGGTTACCTAGAGCCATTGTTTTTCTCCTCTTCATCAACAGGTTCGTGCTTGCAAAAATCTTCCGGCCTAACACACACCATGTCTTCTATTAAGTAATGCTCACACTTGTGCCACAGACACAAGGTGTTATCCTTCAAGTTGTATGCCATCATTTTTTACTCCCGGCACACTTGGCAATCTGCTTGAGCATTTTGTCAGCCGTGCTCATAACCTTCTCAGCACTACGCTCTATCTTCTCAGCATTACCCTTCCAGTGAGCAATGTAATCTGCAGAACCTTCAAGTTCATCAATCCCAACACAAGCACACACTAAGTAAGCTGTGGCCTGTGCTTCCAGTTCTACTATCTCACGGACCTCACGTCCATCCACACCCTCAAACCGGGCAGTACGTTTGGCCTTGTCCGTGTGGCCTAACATGTGATGAGCAATCTCATGAAACAAACTAGCACATTCCTGAGCTTTGTTTTTCCGTCTTGCCACAGCAACCCTATTAGAATCATGGTAAGCCTTACCATCTGAAATAGCTTCAACCATCTCCACTTCATACTCAGGAAAACATTTGGACATGCCGTCAACCGTGAACTCTCTTCCTTCAAACTTAGAAGAGTTCATACCAATATCCAGGTCCGGTCCTTCAGTCTGTGCAACATCATAAACTGGTACAGAAAAAAACCACACAAGACGGTCACGGTCAACCGTGGTCAACTTATAGTTTCCATCCTCTTCCTTAATCCGATGTCCTTCCTCATCCCTAGCATAGACAGTAACCTTTTCCTTCTTGAACTGAGGTGCTAAAATCCACTGAGCTTTGTAAGTCTCAGAAGGTTTAACTTTCCGTTTGTGTTTTTTCAACCACGTACCACGTCCGGCACACAAAGAAGCCTTTCTGTTCTGAAGCAGAATGAGCAGGTTGTTCCTAAAGGAATAAGAATGAAAGCCTGTTCTCCACTGTCCGGCAAACTTCTTGAGTTGTTCTGGTGACCGAATGATAACCCTCATCAAATCCTTCAGCTTCTCTTCAAGAATCTTAGTCCGTTCTCTAGCTGACATACCTTCATATTCTTTTGTTTTGGTCATCATATCTTCTCCTTTATTGGGATTCCAGATTCATCTATTGGCATTCCATATTCATCAACAAACACAACCTGACTATCATCAAGCTCCTGCAATTTTTTCTCTTCAAGCTGTGCCGTCTTACAACGAAGACCATTAAGCCGTGCAAGCTTTTCATACTTCGCATATTCCCAGTTAATTTCAATGTCATGGTCAGACCAACGAAAAGTATGCTCTCTACATGGACATACAGTTACAACATGAAAAGAATTTCCAGACTTCCATCCCAGGACTCTAAGCTTGCTAAACCTAGAACACTTAGGACACCACTTCTCTAAAACCTTCAAACTTTTTTTGTTCTTTTTTGTGTTCATATTTACTCCTATTTTAATATGCACAATCACCAAGGTTCGTGTACCCACCATAGCTCTCACCACATCGTAAACAAGCACACCCAACATAGTTTGTGGTGTTTGTTGAGACCATGGAATGACCAGACAGATAACAAACCATCTGACTAACAAGGTTCTTAATTTTGTTTATCATATTTGCCTCCTACATATATATTACCAGAGGTGAGAATATTCTGTCAAGCAGTTTTTTACAGACTGGTACACCAGCTTTTCAAAAATAGTCAAAAACCCACAGGATAGTGGGGTATAGATAAAACAACAATACTACATGTTGTTATTTATTATTTTTAAATTTTTTGTTTTTAGGCTGTCCACCTGTACGCATTTTTCGCTTCATGTCTTCAACCATAATATCTCTAATGGTCTTCAGATATGTATCAAGTTCAAGCTTCACCTGTCTTAATGCATGGATTGCTTCTTCGTATGGTGTTGCTAATCCCACCAATTTTGCGTAGCTTCTTCCAAGTTTTTCTTCCATTAGTTTATTGCTCCTTCTAATTTCTTCTAACAATGAACCCACAAATTTTACCTGCTCCAACAGCACGTGCTCTGCTTGGTCTAAGGAACCACACTGGTCCAACCAACCACCAAGATTGTTGTGCCTCTTCTCACACTCAGCTTCTATGGAAGCCACAAAACGGATTTGTGTGCCCACTACTTTTTCTATAGATTCTCCGTCCATTATCCACCACCTATTGCTTTTAAAATTAAATCTTTTAACATCCCAAAAATTAGTGAAGATAAAATCCCCACTACCGCTCCAAGTCCTGCAACCTTCAAATACAGGTTGTTAATTCTCTTATCTAAATCACCGTACAACTTGAATAGAGTTTTTAAATCTCCGTCAATATCTTCCAATGCCCGGAGAACATATCCACGCCATTCGTTCATCTTGTCCCGAAAGGACCGTTCACCATTAATCTGAACCATTGCAATCCACCCTCATAGTCTCTGCCGGAGACCTTCCAATAAGTATAACGGCACTGGTTCCATTCCATCTTAGTGGTATTGCAATCAAGCTACCACCCATTCCCACATCAACTCTTTCTTCATTGTCTTCCTGAATATGTGGTGCTATAAAATCAATTTCATTTATCTCACCAGTGTCTATTGCTTTTTGCAAAGGACACTTCTCACATGGATGGTCTACACCAAACATCTCTGCAAAACATTTCCCACCAACCGTGGGTTCAGTACCACCCATTCTTTTCACGTGGTCCTTTGTGTATTGATTGACATACACAATCTCTAAATCCGGTGTGACAATCTCACAAAGGACTGGCATGTAATCTAACAAAGTTGTAACAAGTTGAAATACAGAGTCCGGGTCATAATGTTGTTCCTCATGAATCTCTTCAGCCAACTCACGTGTTACTTCTTTTAGACGTAAAAGATTATCTGACATCTTTAATTTAGCCACTAGAAAGCTCCACCTAGTTCATCAAAGTGCTTATAGTTTGCTTCAGTAAAAATTTTCTTATGCACACCTATCTTTCCATCATCTATAAAGGTATGAGAACTTGGGGCATAGAGCATAGAAGCTTTTTGTTTTATCCAATCAGCATCCTTTTCAATTTCTAAAAAATCTATAATCTTTTTAAATTCAGCTTGTTGAACAGAATCATCACCACCACCTTTCTTGCCCACCAACTTTTCAAAATATGTTGTATAACAATTATCACACTCATCCCATTTTAACCAACGATATTTAAAATTCAAAATCGTAGCACAATCATCCCGGTCTTCCTCATCTGGAATACCGTCCATAATAAGATTAATAAAATCTGTCTTGTTCATTATCTTATAATATGGCAAGTATTGTGGATGAAAACTTTTCTCTTTTACCGCTCTATACATAGAAGCTACAGCATCCTTTAGGTCACGAAGGATTGTAATCATTTTCACATCTTCTGCAACCATCCAATCTGCAAATTCTTTTGTATAAGAAATGTGTTGTGTAAACACAGCAATATTTTCCTTGTGCATCATTCCAAAATTCAACATACCTCCAGGTGACTTTACTTCTAAATTCCCCCGAACTTTACCTAGAATCTGTATGAGTCTATGTAACAGATGATTCCCACTTTTTGGGAAACCGTTCAAAATAATCTTTTTCATAATTCATCCCTCTTAATTTAGTTGATGTCAATTTTGTGGCTCTAATACAAGCTTGCTGAATCTCTATCTTGGATACACCAAACCTTTTAGCTAACCATTCCACAGACACTTTGTCCTTAACTATGAATGTACAAATGCGTCTATCAGTCTCTATACTCAAAGCCATCTTTCTTCTCCGTCAAATGCCACTTCGTGGACTCTTCTGACATTTTGTCTATCCCATGCTCTTCTCCCAGAACTAAAACCAAATCTTTCCATTCCTGTTGCAACACTACCATTCTATCCTGAAAGGCTTTTTTCTCAAGCTCAATTCTTTCTTGCATAAGTAGAACTGCAATTTTTTGGCTCTCTGTAAATTTCTTTATTTTATGTTGAATCATGTACCACCTGCCATGTTCCTGCCACTTTTACCCAAACTTTTTCGCATTGCGTCCACACACCTCCTACCTTGACATATATCTTTTCAGCCTCATTCCACGCACCTGAAACCTTAACATGAATTTTTTGAACGACAGAAACAGCACCTGCTATAGCATAAAGAACACCGTACTCCATATCTCCTGCATTTCCACCGGAAGCATAGAATACCCCGTATTCCATATCTCCAGGATTTGTAGCTGCCATTATACTAAATCATCAAAATAGCAGATAGCATCTACACCATCTCCTATTCCTGGAGATAAAATCGGCACTGGATTTGCCATTCTTATTTTATATACAGCTTTTACTGCAGTAAATGAAAGTGTTAATTCCTCCCACGCACCTGTACTTGACGGTGTATCTGAATCTTGTACCTCTCCTGTTAATGTTAAAACTTCCAACCTGGGATTTGAGCCTGATAATGGATAGACATAGCAACTAATTGCTGCTACTCCTGCATCCAAAGCATAATAAACCTCTTTCCATCCCCCAAGACCAAGAGCCAAACTATATGTTCCACCTCTCGCTTGAACGCTGGAAAACCACGAATTACAGTTTCCGATATGAGGCATCTTCAGAAAGCCTTTTTGGAATTGCACTGGTGTTGTTGCATAAGAAAGCTCTACCCCACCTGTGTATTCTGCCATTAATTCATCCTTATCCAAGAACCATATTTTGTAGAGTATGTTCCATTCCAGTACATCCATGTTTCTCCGTCACATTGAACTCTCTCACCCTCACGCACATTAAATCCTGTTGGAGAATGAGAATAGCAATGCATAACACCATCCAACCTACCCATTAAAAGTTGTGAAGTCTCATCCAAAATAGGTGTTTCCCAAAAAAGATATTCACCATTAACTGTTTGATAGAATTTTTCACTGCTGGTTTGAGCATATGGATTTATCACAACACCTGCTGTTGGAATATGATTCCAAAGAGCACCCCACAAACAGGCGGTTGCTGAATGATATAATCCCAATGGATTATGCCAATTTGAACTGGCTGAACTTTTGGCAATAAGAATTGGCATACACAACGATGTATCAAATCTTTTTAATTCACCAATATAACAAGCCTGTATGCCGTAGTATGATGCTATTATAACTCTATGGTCATTATAAATAACATACGCACTTTCACCTACATAAGAGCGGAATGAATTTGTAGGAAGTATTGTGAGACTATCCCCTGTTCCCACGTGAGTTGATGTATCCCAACCCTCCCACAATTCCAGCGTTGAATAATAAGTTTGATTATCTAGCACATTCACATAAAAATCAACATTCTCACCTGAATCATAGCAACGATAGACTTTCTGGTTCGTTCCGGCTGAAGCATCATACACTGACCAATAAGTATTATTTACAACCACTCCATCCCAGATTGCAGCTATTCTGCCACCTGCTGCTGTGTCTACCCAAACCTCTTCGCAAGCCATTATGTCAGCCTCACTAATCCATGATACTTTGTAGAATATGCACCTTCCATATGAAGCCAAGGACCATCTTCTGCATGAATAATCTGACCATCCCACAAATAATTTTCTGAATTATAAAGATTTATAGCTCCATCTAACCAACCATATATTAACTTATGGTTATCACCTACTATTGCTGTTTCATTTAGATTATATCCCCCATTTAGTGTCTTTATGTAATTATCACTATCTGCTTCAAAGACAGGATTTATTGCTGTCCCTGGTGCTCCCATATGATTAATTAGAATGCCCCACATTGTTGAAGTAGTTGCATGATACAATCCCAATGGGTTATGCCAATATGTACTGGCTGAACTTTTGGCAATAATAACTGGCATATTTCTTGACACATCTGCCCTTTTGAGCTGTCCTATATAACACTGTTGAGAACCATAACTGGTACAGATTATAACTCTATGGTCATTGTATACCACATGAACCATTCTTGCTGCATAAACTCTAAATGTATTTGTCGGCATTGCTGTCAAACTTCTTTTCTCTCCGACATGGGTTGATGCATTCCAACCTTCCCACAACTCTATTGTTGAATACAGTGTTTGGTTATTTATTACATTCACATAAAAATCAGAGTTGTTGTCGCTATCATTACACCGATAGACTTTTTGATTTGTGCCTGCACTTGCATCATAAACAGACCACTTAGAATTATTGACCACAATATCATCCCAAATATCTGTGATGTGATTTCCAACAACAGTCTCATCCAGCATTAATCTTTCATAAGCCATTGTTACTCTTCCTTTATAAAACAAGAATATCTGGTGGATGATGTTCCCTCAATATATCTCCAAGTGTCACCACCTATTGTCAGATAGTCATCATTATCCCAAGGGACATAATTATAATGCGGAGACACATTCTCTAATAGCCCCATCACCATCTGATTATTGGCTGAATCATCAGCAACTATAGCTGGTATTACAAAAGCAGAACCAGCTATTGTTTGAAACTTTTGGTCAGCATTGACTCCATTATATGCCTGTACCACAACTTTTGGTGCACCTTTAGTCCCAATCAAACCTCTCCATATAGCTGATGTTCCTGTCCCCACACATCTGCCCAAAGCATTATATCCTGAGGCGTACCCTGTGCTTGTAGTTATCAGAACAATCATTTGCCATGGTGCTGGACGACAACCTGGAGGAGTTTTAAGTGAACCAACATAGTTTGCTGCCCATTCAAATTTATCAACGTAGATAAATCTGTGTGGCAATGAACTAAAATAGTATCCACTAGCTGCCTTTCCAACATATGGATAATAAGAAGCCCCACCACCATAAGTGATAGAATATCCAACACCAGCATGAGTGCTTGTATCCCATCCTTGCCATATCTCTATCCTAGCATAACCTGTCTGATTATCTTGAACATAAACATAATAATCTATAAGTGGGTCATTACTCGCATCCAAACAGCGATAGACTTTCTGATTTGTTCCAAACGTATCATAAGCTGTCCATTCAGAATGGGGTGTCACTAAAAGGCTGTCAAGCATTGTTATAAACGCCCCTGCCACATTCAACGCTGTTGCACTACTTGTCCAAGCCATTATTTAATACTCACAATAAATATCACCATTATCACCTTCTGTAGTTGGAGCATCATCACTAGAAAATATCCTTCTCCCAAACTCCAATCCATCTGGAACAGAATTTACTTTAACATATCTATCATCCTGAGAAGTATATGCTGAAGGTGTATCTGCCAAAGCTAAAAAGTCATCCATATTTACCCACTCACAAGCTGTCTCTCCAGTATTGACTCTTAACAGCTTTAATGATTCTCCTGCGATTGTTGGAACATCTTCCAAGTCTTCTAAATCAGCCCCAAATTCTACCGCATCTGGAGTGTCATTGACTCTCAAAATTTTTAAACCTTGTCCTGAATAGTCTGATGGAGTATCAGCCAAGGCAACAAAAGAAGTGGCAAGTGTTGTAAACTCTAAAGCATCTTCACCAACATTTACTATAAGACCTTTTCCAGCTTGTCCTGAATAGTCTGATGGAGTATCAGAAAAATACAGGAACGATGATTCATCAAAAGTAACTCTGTCTTCATCAGCATGGACCATAAGAAATTTATTTCCTTGGTCAACATAACTAGCTGGTGTATCAAGAAGCTCTGAGAAATTAGAAACTCTTCCTGTAGTCCTCACCCTAAGTGCAACAATCCTACGCTCTAATCTTTGAGCCAAAAGCTCAAATTCCTTTTTGGTTATAGCTCTATCACCTATCATTTTAGCTCCTAATAAGATTGTGTATCAAGCACACATGTCATCACAGTATGTCCAGTTGCTACTATCTTCCTCACTTTTAATATTCTAAACAACACAGCATCCAAAGAACCACCTGTAGCATCTGCTCTAGCTTTTGTTATTTTTACTTTATCAGCACCCGGCCTTAAATCAAACCCATATCCAGATACTTTTATTTGAATTTTCTTTTGTGGGTATTCTGTTAAAGCTTGGTAGTCCTGTGCCCTTTGTCCAGCATCCCCACTATCCTTAAAATAAGTTTCAATAGCAAGCAGCTTCTTCTTCCCATACACATACTCTGCAACTTCAGAATCAAACTCTTGCTTCTTGTATGTTTTTGTAGTTGGGTCTTCATCATACAAAATCTGAACTGTTTTGTGCACAGATGCCAAATCTCTCCAGGATACAAATTCTATAAAATCTTCATCTTTAAGGTGTGGTGTTCCGGCTGGCTCACCTGTGGTATAATAATCAACTGTGTATGTACCGTCATCCAAATTGTAATTGAATTTAAAAAGACTTCCAGATTCCAACCTAGTTAGAAAAGTATTAAATGAAATTTCTGTATCTAACTGTGGGTTCAAAGGTGCAGGACGTGCTGCTGCAAATGCTGCAAATGCTGCAGAATCTAGTTCAGATGCATCCCTACCTAAAATCTCCACAAGCACATCTTCAAGAATATCAGCCACGTTATCCATTACTGACCCACCACCTGTCTTGTAGCCTTTGAATGATACTAAAATTTCAGATTGGTCACTAATTTCATTGTATAAATTTTCTCTCACAGCATGAGATGTAGTCAAATCCCCCACACTTACTTTCTGTGTCTTTCCACCAACTCTAGTCTCTGATTGGTCTGAATGAATCTCCACCCTTAAATTGCCAGTAGGAGTACCAACTTTTTTCATCCAAAGCGTAACCTTCGTTGCATAAAAATCGTAGTCAACAGGTGTCTTAAAACTCTGTGCAATCTTTGTTATTGAGCCTGTATTTCTTACTGGATAATCTGCAGTATAATAAGTCCCATAAGGATACTCAACTTTCAACTCTTCTTCACCCTCAATAGAATTTTTACCATACACCCTAAAACAAAGGTCCACTCCAGAAAAACCTGTCCAACTATCTACTGAATCAATATTATATTTTTGTCCATCAGCATAAGTTCCAGAAGAGTCACCTGCAATTTCAACATAGTCAGAACCATTAACAGTCCAATCCCCTTCTACCAAAAAATAATAAGTAGTATCCTTGGTCAACTTCGGCATACCGTAGATTGTAAATTCAGCATTAGTAAGGTCTTCTTCATAATCATCTGTAATAGCCAAATCAAAACCATCGGCTGATACACTATCAATACTGTATATCGCTCTCTTTGCCAGCTTGTATTTTAAAGTTGTTGTATCAATACATACAGGAGTGACATTAGATTTTACGCCATAAGTTTCTGGTATAGGAAACCCCTCAAACCATGGGTGTAAATTGGGATAGTCTGCAACCCAATATTTGTATTTAGGAATTATTTCTGAAAACATTATGAACTCCTTGCATCCTCTATATTCATAACAACCTCATTTTCACTCCAGCTTACATCACCTACCCAACCTCTCCAAAGAATAGCTACATCCCCAGAAGGTGCTCCACGGTAAGTTATCTTCACCAAAATTAATCTGTTCTCATACACATAATCATTTAACCTAGAATCAAAATATCCATCAGCATTGATATAAGATACTGACCCAAAAGATTCTCTCACTCCACCTTCATGATAATCAGAAACTTCTGAAACAACGTCCGGCACAGAATCTGAATTTAGATATGGCAAATAATAGTGGTTATTAAATATCACAGGTTCCTTAGCATCCTGAGAGCTACAAATATATTCCCAGAAATAACCCATAATTAAATACTTGGTTCCAATTCCTGGGTCATCAGAATCTTCCATGTGGAGATACAATCTCCGTGGACTTACACTGTCATCATAAAACCAACTGGATGCATTGCTATCTAATGTAGCAAGGTCTGCACGTACTGTGTATGGTAAACCGCTTTCATAAACAGAATCTACAACACCATCATCATGCTCTATATACCAGCAATTTGTATAAGTCCCATGCTGTGTCCAACTGTCTCCATCCACACGGTGACCCAAATGGGTCTCTGTGATAAAAATCTTTTCCCAATTAGGCTTAGATAATATATCTGCAAACGCCATAGTTTACCTCATTGTTTCAGCTAAAACCTGTGCTGAATAAAGGTCTTTATCTGTCTTAGATATTGACTCTATTTCTAAATCGTTTGACATTGTAACATAATAAGTTTTCTTCCACCAGAATTTTTCATTTTCACAAATCCAGAACTCACCACCTCTACCTCTATCTTCAAAGATACCTTCTAAGCTTTCTCTGTCACTATCAGACAACCACTCTAAGCTGTATTGAATCTTCCTATATTGAGGTTCAGGAATAGCTCTAATTTGTCCGGGCAGTGAAGTGAATTTCTCACCATCTTCTGCAAAAGCTTTTACTATTTTTTTACTTACGTTAGCTTCCGGCTCCCAATAATCCCCAAGAAAAATTCGCCCAACTCTATGATGGTAAGTACAGTATGGACATTGGTCCTTATCCCCTCTTATGGCAACACCTGTTTCATCATCTGTATCAATATACAAACGCCAATACCTATAACTTTGAACACTGTCCCAAAATTTCACAAGAGGATATTCTGGATGAGTTACTTCAAGAGATACATCAACAGGTGGTGAAGTCCAAATGTCAGATGTGTTGGCTTGAATCCTAATATCAGCATTTGGAAGCCACCAATGGAAATTTAGAATAAAGGCTTTTACATCTTGTGCTGAACCTAAATCTGCAACAAGGGTTTGCTCTCCACCAACAGTTGTCCTCCAGTGCCAGTGAACCCACCTATGCTGAGTCCTGTTCGCCCAAAATTCTGGTTGTTCTGAAGAGGCAGTCAATGTAGCTTGGTCCCAAAGATTGTTCCATAGGAATCTTACTTTTGTCCAATCTCTTTCAACAGGCTCAACAAGTGCATCTCTCCATTGCCACCACACATAATTCTGTTCTGGAAATTCATGGAACGGAACGAATCTCCAATACTCCAGGATTTCTGGATAACCCACAGGAGAACTGCGAGTTATTGCTCCAGGATAAGTAATAGGATATGGAACAAATCTAGCCATTCCTATTTTATCTTCAAACACACTTGTGGTCATATTAACTTATACTCAATTTCAATCTAGCAATTTTGGCTTCTTGTGTTGTTCCTGCACCTGGGTTACAACGAAGCCAAAAGGGGCGTTCCTGATTTTCTACGAAAGTACCAACAGCAGCAGATGAACCCCAAGTTCCAGGTGCTCCAGAGGAATCAGGTGCTATTTGAAGGATGTCATCTGCGTCACCTCTATTATCTGAAATGATTTGGATGGTGACTGTCCCTGCTTCTGCTTCAAGTGCTCTGATATAATATTTCACTCCTGCTGAAACTCTGTCTTTTGGCACTGAACCCAGAGACATAGGCGAGTCCAGTCTCTCACCACTTTGGTCTAAATATACAAACCGTATTCTTGGAGTATAAGTAACAAAACAGTTTCCATGAGCTGTGTCAGGTAGAGCTAGATATTCAGACCACGTTTCTGCCGTACAATCAAACTTATAAATAGTTTCATCGGTCCAGTTGTGAAAATAAATATAATTGTCTCCGTCCCAAGACATGCAATTCACTGCGTGGTCTGACGGAGCGGGTCCAGGAGGGTCGCCAACAATTGACCACGTGTTTGTGGAAACATTATATTTCCGAAAATCATCTGTAGAACCTCCGAACAAATAATAAATATATTCTGTCCCTGAACCATCTGCCCAAACCAAAGGTCCAGTATTGCCAATAAAAGGTGCTACCGTACGAGAAGTCCATCCTGTAAGCCATGAATATCTCCAAAAAGCTGTACTAGAGTTAGATTGTAAAGTATAAAAAGTGCCGGGGTCATTCGTTGCCCACGGTGGAATAGAAGCCATCCCTCCAGAATACGCCATAGAAGTACCTAGATTTTCTGGAATCACAAAGGTTTGTTTCGTGCCATAACTATAGCCTCCAAACCCCATTGGTGAATCTACTCCCCCTTGCCAAATAATACCTAAACGATAATCAGACATCAGCCCTTTTGGGCCTATCCAGGAATCCACATCACAAGGCCAATCATCAACACTCTCATCAAAAAGATTTATCCGCTTGAACTTTGACACAGAATGATTGTGGTGGAGCCAAAGGTGATACGCACCATCCCAAATTGCCCCATGTGTTGCATTTGCATCGAAGGAACCCCACTCATACACAGAAGGATTATATTCTCCTTCCGCTATATTATATCTGCCAATCCACTTCTCCAAGGCATCATTATCATCGTATCCTATCCAAAGACTCTCATCTATTGCTGCCATTATCTCATTTCCTCTAGCTCTATAGGTAAGCTAAACCATTCATCTAAACCTAAGTGTTCCAAGTCCCAATCAGTGGCATTCTGAACATAATATGTTGTCCCACTTGTATCAGCATCTTGTGTTATAAAATAAGGAATACTTTGTCCAACTGCATTAAAAATATCCTCAAAAGTAACATCATCTGGTGTGTGCACAAACTGAAAATAATACTGAAGCATTCTATAGTGTGCCTTTTGATTTACTGATACCTGCCCACCACTGGAATAGGCTTTCACAGAAGGGTCTCTCATGGTGTACCTATAATCATTTGTAAAATTGTATTCCGGTGAAAAATAAGTGCCCAAAAATAACCGACCTATCCTTATATATGTGTCAGGATTAGAAGCATCCACCAAGCTAACTCTCCACCACCTGTAAGACTCTACTGAAGACAAAAAGTGAACAATCGTTTCAGTGGTAACAGTAACCGTTGCATCCACTGATGGTGAACCCCAAGAGTCTGTTGCATTCCCCTGGAGTTTAACTGTTGCGGAACCTGTAAGGTTATGATACTTCATAACCAACGCTTGAACATCCTTGGCTTCCGATAAATCTATCTTAACCCATTCAGCCGTATCATCTGTAGAACGCCAATGTCTTGTATGCCATCGGTTTACTATATTTGCCAAAGGAAAATCACTTTCGGCTGAAGAAGCACTTTTTGTGTGAGCTTCATCATCCCAATAATTATTCCACATGAACCTTATATTTTCCATGTTATCCTCTCACTTGTCCGGTAGGTACTCTCACATGACCTTTTTCAATTTTCTTTACTACGAAGTTGACTATGGTCTCATGCTCCCTTGGTATAACCACAGGCTCAATATGCACCTGGATATTACCTGCTCCAGCTTGGTGCTCACCTCTTTCAACCTCATCCTTTTTCCACACCTTAACATACTCACCTTTATGAGCCATGAACGGTTGTGTAGGTTGTCTGATTAATCCTTCAAAACCACCCTGAGCACTTTGTACTTGTCTCCTCTTTTTCTTTTTACCACCATCACCTGTTTGTGCCTGACCTTTTACATTATAATCAACATCTACTGTAAGGTCAGGAGCTTCAAGAGAATCAAGTGCATCCTGAACACCATAAACATCTGATTCCATATCACTAAATTTATCTGTCAATTTTTCAGCATCAGTGCTCATCTTAGAAAATGTTGCATCTGCTATTGTACCTAAGATTTCCATAGCACCTGTAACACCTGAACCATGAACTGAGTGCTCCAGTTCATTCATCTTATCTATAGATTCCTGCATGGCTTCCGGTATGTCTGCACCAAGTGCTTGAATTATCAAACCAAATCCTGCCAACATAACATCCGTTGTTGACTGTTGTTCGTCACCCATTAGTCCAGCTTGCTCTGCTTGGTCAATCAACTTTTGAGTTCCTTTATCAATCTCAAGTCCATGCTGTTCTGCATAGTATTTCAACTGTTGCAGTGTTGGAGCCATCTGTGCCAACGCTTGGTTAGAATCCATTCCAGCCTTCATTAACTGTTTGTAGTAGTTCTTAGTCTTCTGTCCTGCATCCATCATAGCTTGCTGTGTTAGACTTCCAGTATTGCCCAAGGCATTCATTATCGCAAGGTTTCCATCTATAGCATTGAACAACTTCTGGTGCTCTTGCTGAATCTCTCTGATTTTTAAAAGCTCCTGGATTGCTTCACCACCCTTAATACCCATCTCTTCCTGAGCCAAAATAAGTTGGTCCAAAGTTCCACCAATAGAGTTCATAGCTTCAGAGTAGCTTGCTCCATTTGCAATCATAGCATTAAACACTGACAGAGCCTGTGACTCCAGGTTCATCATGTTCCTTTTTGCTTTGTTTGAGATATTATCCAATTTGCTATTTGTTGCATCCAACTCAGTCTGAAGGTCTTTGTATGCCTGACTTCCATGGTCTTTAATTTTATCCATTTGGGCAATGATGTCTTCCTGCTTATCTTTCCACTCTTTAAACTTATCAATTGGAAGCTGGTCTGCCATAGCCTGGAGTCCTTCACTAGCACTCATAGCTTTCTGTGTGGTGATTCCCAATTGGTCATTAATATATTCTGTAACTGCACCAACCTCTAACCCAGATTCTTTAACCCGGTTCATAAAATCTACCATGGCCTTAGAGCCTTCTAATCCGAACTCCTGTGCACCTTTCAGTAATGTCTCAAACTGGTCACCAAGTCCTTCTGATGCTGTCTCAGCGTCAACCAATCCCTGCTTATATGCATCAATCAAACCATGTGCTTGACCCCACAATTTATTAATATTATCCTGTGTAATCCCAACGTCCTTCATCACCTTATCAAAGTGAATTGCTCCTGCTACCCAACCACCAAACTCCTTCCGGCTTTCTGCAATAGCCTTTGCTGTTGAATCTGAAATGTCACCAAGCTCACTAAAAGTTTTCTTAGCTTCTTCCACCTGTTGGTTGAACTGCTCCAACAGTCTCTGCTCTTCTGTCTTTGGTGGGAGTTTCTTTTTAAATATACCACCTAACAACCCACCTGCTATTGAACCAATTGCCTTCCCCAGTGGTCCAAAAATTCCACCGATGGTTGAACCTATGGATGCACCAAGAGATGCAAAATTATTTTTAGTCTTTGAAATGAATGAACCTATTTGCCCACCAAGCTTTCCAAGTATAGGTGATATTGCACCCAACACTTCACCAACACCCTTAACACCCTGCTTCACAGCACTTACAGCTTGTTGAACTGCTATACCAACACCAGATATAAACTGCCCTAAATCACCACCAACTTCACTACCAAGTATATCTATAAACTGACCAAGCTTTTCAAACTCAGCAGTCAAATCTCTACTTCCTTCTTTGGATTTCTTTAGAAGGTCTTTGTACATAAGTTCCCACTCTTCTGGAACTTCTATTCTAAGCTGTTTATATAGTGTGATTATTCTTTTAACTGTCTGAAGTTGAGAACCTTCAAACACATCAGTTGTTGTCATAACTTCTCTAAAACCTGCTTCTAATCCTGCAAGCTGTTTTCTCATATCTTGTTTAAACGTAAGACCCAAAGCCTTTGCTATAGCCTTTACCCGGTCCATACTCTTGTAGACATTTTTACCTTCTTCGTCTACACCCATGAAACCTTGATGGACATTCTTTAATGTACCCGGCACTAACTCCAGAATCTTCCTTGTATCTTTAATCTTTGGTTCTAACACAGAAATAGTCTTATCAGCATTATCTAATGATTGAATCCAACCCTCTATTGCCTGAGGCATGTCCTTACCAAATACTTCTTCAAACGTTTTACCTTGAGCGTACAACTTTCTAATTGTGCCTTCAAAAAGTTTCAAAATTTCCTCAGAATCACCACCCTTAGCTTCTAGCTCTGCCATTGCTTGAGCAATACCCTTAGTACCATCAGTAAGGTCTTTAGCAGTTGGAGCAACAGCCTTTATGGTGTCAACAAATTTTCTCCACTCTGCATTAGCTTCTGCGGTTGCTTCTTCCGTCTTCACCATTGCTTGTACAAGCTTCTCAATACTTGCTGGAACTTCTATTCCAGCATCCGTGTACTTTTTCATCAACTCCGCTAATTGTTTTGTAGCTCCTTTGTATGATATTTTTCCTGTTTCATACATCTTTAACAAAGCACTACTTTGGTCATCCAAACTTTCTTTCAGTGATTTTCCAGCAGGAATAAGTTTTTTAACTGTGCCTATTAACCCACCAAAAAGTTTATTGGCAAAGTCTGCACCTTCTCCTGATTCTATAAAAGCCTGTGCCCAAGCTCTAGTCTCTTCAGTTAAAACTACTGTAACTCCTTTTGCTTCATTCTTAACAGAATCAAAACCATCCTTAAAATCTTTCTTCCACTTCTTCCAGAATTGTGCCTTCTCAATGGCATTTTTTACCCAATCAACAGCTTTTTTAATTTCATTAAATACACCTTTCCAGAATGCAATTAACAACTCACCATACTTCTTCCATATAGCAAAAATCCCTTTTGCCCAACCACCAACAAACTTAATAAAGAAAGCACCAATAGGTTTTAACACCACCAGGACTTGTCTCATAGGCCACGTCAAAATATCTAATACCTTCTTTGCCCAATCTGGAAGGAAACCACTTATAGCATTCATTGCTCCAGCAAAAACGGCACGTATATTAGTCCACAAGTCCACAAAGAATTTCTTCACTTTGTCCCAATGCTTTATCAACATATATCCAGCAAGAGCCAATGCTGTGATACCTGCAATTACCAAACCAACTGGACCTGTACCTACCACCAAGTGTACCAATTTTGCTCCAAGAGCTTTAACACCTTTACCCATATGCTTAAAAACTTTCTGAAAAAGTGTAGCATTACCTTCTGCAGTTTTTCCAAGTATTCCTAACTTAACTATCAAACTGTGTATAGCAGTAGATGTAGTGTCTGCCCACTTTGTAACTTTGCCAATAGCAAATAATGTAACAAGAACCTTTGTAACTGTAATGATAGTTTCTCTAAAATCAACAAGCCACTTAATAACTTTACCAATAGACTGCCCAAGCTTTGTACCAAATTCAATTGCCCTTTTCTGAAGCTCTTCCATAGATTTTGTTACATCTTCAGTATTTAAAATTGCTTCCTGAAATGGTGCTACCATACCTTCCCAAATAGCTATTTTAAATTTGTCAAGAATAGTTTTTAAAATCTTGAGCATTGCATCTGCGTTCTGTAATTGTTTTACAAGTGCAGATGTTGTAGCTGTTCCATCGGCCTTAGCTTTTGACATCATTTCAACAGACTCTACATAAGTGTCCATCTTATCACCAGCCAACGCAAAGATACCCATCAATGCACGGACATTTCCAAACATTGCTGTCATAGCATCAACATTATCTCCAGCCTTTTCGTTGACATGAACTAACCAATCAGCAAAACCCATCTCTGCCAAAGAAGCAGAATCAAACGCAATTCCAAGGTCTTTTGCTACCTTCACTGCATCTGTAGTTGGCTTCAATACAGAAATTAAAACCTGACGTAAAGCCACAGTAGATGTATTAACATCAATTCCCTGTTTGGTCATTGTTGCCATAGCTCCTGCTATTTCTTCAAACTCCACCCCAACCTGAGATGCAATTGGTACAATAGTTCCAATGGCTCCTGCCAACGTTTCATATGTCAGCTTACCTTCCTGAATAGTCTTAAACATAATATCAGAAATTTCATTTGCTGAATATGCTTCTGCACCATAAGCATTATATACTGAAGTTAAAGCATCCACACTGGTTGAGATGTCAGTCACCCCGGCTTGTGCACTCTTAGATGCTGTTGCTAGAAAATCAAGTGACTCTGCAACAGGAATACTTGCTGACAAAACTTGATACAATCCATCTGACAAACCTTTAGCTCCACCAAGATGTGGAGCCATATTCATCAATCCATCTCGCATATCAGTTATAGACATGTTTGTGTCATCAATAGACTGTCCAGTTGTTTTCATCATGGTTGTAGTATTTGCCCACGACCTTTGAAATTCTCTTCCTGTAGTTACCACTGAACCAAGCATCCTACCAACAAACCGGAACTGTGTTGCAAGTCCCTGAAAGGCTGATACACCAATTGCCACCTGTCCTGCAGTAGACTTTAATATTCCTTTTAACTTATCCATGCCAGTTTTACTTTTACCAGCTTGGTCTGCAAACTTCTTTAAAGCCTTCTCTGCATCTTTTGCTTTTCCTTCAAACTGCCCAAGGGTTTTCACACCATCCTTGGTTGCTTTCTTGAGTATAGCTGTGCCCTTGTCATCAAATGACAGGATAAACTTTACGTCTTTGGTGTTCGCCATTATATGCTAACCTTAATACCTAACCTTTCCGGGTTGTGTCTCCGTGGACCGTCCCTGTTTAGCTTCCTTAGCACGTTCTTGTGCATCTTCCATTTTCTTTTTCTTTTTCTCTCTACGGTCTTTTGCATCCAATAATGCACTATGTAAAAACATCAGTCTATTATAATAATCTTCCCACAAATCAACATGAATACCATACACCTGAAACACAAATTGTATTCCATCTGCAGACATTTCTTTTATTCCTGAGAATGCGTCATATTTTTGTGGTAGAGATTGATAGAGTTCTAGTATGTTCTCATTATCTTGAATTGGTTGGCTCAGTGTCACCTCACAGTTAGCACAATCGAATGCTTCTGCAACGTGCACCTTTGCACCTTTTTGAAAAGAAGTTGGAGACCCGAACATTTTGCAGGTCTCACAACTTCGCTTTTTTTCCTTAGAAAGCCACTGAGCCACTATCTTAAATTTTCTTCAAGTTCCTCTTGGCGTTCTGCAACGTGCTTGAAATTTTTAACCTCAGTAGCAATATCAATCACCCAAGCTTCAAACTCAAGTGACGCTTCAAGCAAAGCTACTGCCACGTCATGACTAAACTCAATTGGTCTTGCTCCATCCTCATCTTTGAACTCAACACCCGGAAGGATGTCTGCCAATTTTGAAGGTGTCAAACCTTTCCACTCACGGATAATCTGACGTGCATACTCATCCCTAAGTTTGTCTTCATTAATTCGTTCTTCTTTCTGTCCGGTCCTTGGATTGCCGTGAATTTCACGTGCTACTTCCCTAATCTGATTTAACACAAATTTAGAAGCGTAAGCAATCTCCACTTTAAAGTCCTTAATATAAGGACATGAGAACTCGCTGGTCCTCTGAGCTTTTCCGGCCTTCCTAATAAGTCCGGCAAAATCTTTTGATTCCATTTACTTTTTCTCCTTGTATGGAATTAGAATATTGAGTGAGGTCTATTGCTAGACCTCACCCTTGTAAAAATTATTTGAATGTGATTTCAAACTCATCATTCAGTGATGCACTGGCAACTCCGCTAAACGGAATTGTCTGTTGGAACTCTTCATCACCAGACAGAGTAGGCGTACCGTACTCCGCATATGGTAGACTCAGTTCCATGATGTACCCTGACACATTCCCTGCAGGAATTAGCAGAGCATCAGCAATCTGGTACTCAGCACGGTAGAAGTATGTAGGTCCGGCTTGCATAAAATACGCTTCAAGCGTACCTTCAACAGCACGTTTACCCGGTCTTCCAAACCGCTCTGCGGTCCAAACGTTATTTTTTTCATCAACATAATACTTAATGTTGTTTGTGAGTGTAACGTTACCACTCAACACAATTGCATCCTCACCGTCAATTGTTACCATGCCCAGTTTTCCGTGGACAGGTTCTCCAACTTCCGCTCCGGCTGTAGGCCACCATGGTGTCACACCTGGGTCTGTACCCTGTGTTGGTGCACCGTCTAGTGCAGGACTGATTGTGAGTGTGTCCGTAGTGTAATTAACATCAGTGATTTCGTATCCTGCTCCACTATTATCGTTATCATCAACCACAATAAACATCCCTATGGTATACCGTAGAGAATTTTTAGGCTTCATCACAATCTCAGTTTCAGAACCTGAATAGGTTCCGTGTGCTGTTGCTGTTCCTGCCCAACCTTGTTCCATATAATTACCACTCCAGGATGCACCTGAAATAGCATCACCGCTCACTCCATGTTCCATGCCCTGAACTGCCGTTCCACGGAAAGAATAGACAGTATGTCCTTTCTTTACCCACATGGAAAAAGCGTCCAACTGGTTAGCTAGTGAATACACAACACTGGTTCCACCGTTTACAGTCTTCTCTCCCATTGCACAATCATAGAGCACGTCATGCTCTGGGGCTGTGCCCGGAGAACCAGACGGCTTCACGTAAGTATTCATACTCCACTCACCGGGGTTCTTCCTTCCCTTAATCTTACTCAGCATAGAAGCTGACGGACGTACCTGCTCATCATCCAAGAACTCCTGTTCCTGGGTGAACTCAACTGGTCCAACTGAGAAGATTCTGTCGCTTGTTGTAGGCTTCACTAAAGTTCCACATACAGTTTCTTTCAAAATAAAACATTCTTCTTCGTTTGAGAATGCAAAATCTAATGCACAATTTGCCATTGTTTACTCCCTTTAGACCTCTATATATTTGTATGTTGTCTTTACCTCAAAGTTCCTATCTAACTTTAGGGCATTGGCAATTCTTTCAGAGACCTCAAATTCCTTCCCTGGGTGGATTCTGCCCACACCGGAAAGTGTAATATCTTTTGCAGTACCTGTGTACGTTGCCACATGCACATGCTTTCTTTTTCTTTTTGGTTTTTCTTCTACCACTAATTCAGGTTCCGGCACAACTTCCACTAAGGTCTCAATTTCAACCTCAGTCACCGTACCATTCACCAATTCTGTAGTAGGTTCATCTTCAGTAGTTTTAATTTCATCTTCACCCATAATTTACTCCCTTAGGTTATTTGCTGGTTCAGGTAATACTTTACCCTCAAGTCAAAATCAATGTTCCACAGTGGCACTTCTCCAAGCACCTTTGAAATGTCAGTTATCCAACATGCCGTAGCGGTTCCATCGACTCTAAAATCTCCACCAACTTTATCACGTAAGTTCTTCACAAAGGTTTCATAAGTGCTCTGGACATCATCATTCCAGTCCACAAAATAAAGCCTCAGAACGGTGTCTAAAAATTGTATAGACCTATGACTTGTCATCTCTTCATCGTTTTCTTCTGCAGGTTCTATAAGGTCTATCAAAGGCAGGTTTGCCTGTGTATATTGTGTGATGTCAATTCCCTCATCACCGTATGACCTAACCACCGTTGTAATCCCGGTCACGGTTGCAAGTAACGTCTCAAGTCCTGATAAAATATCTCTTCTGTTCAATGCCATAATTTACTCCACACTAAAAAATATAATGTCTAACATTATTACAAAGATTGCTTTAGGCCACCTGTTACCTGAATCTGTTTCAATCACGCTAATATCTGTTGTGTATGCTTCACCACCACGACTTCTGTCAGCAACAACAGCATCCTTCACAGCCTCACTAAACGTGTTCAATTTGGTTCCAAGGTTTTCCATCACACCGTCAACCTCTTCTCCCCACACACCACCAACTAAGCCCACCATGAATGTGTTCTTAGTGATGTCCTTTAACATCTTCACCTTGTCAACCCTAGCATCATTAATGAACATAAATGGATACCTATCCTTTGTAATGCTCTGGTCATAAACCCTCTGCCAATCCACAAAACCAATACCACTTACAGCATTGATTGCAGTCTCTAAGTTTAACAAGATTGCTTCCTTTGTTCCTCTCTTATATAATGTCATGGTTTTTTCTGCCTCATAATCTTATCAAGCATGGCATACTGTTGGCGTTCCCACCAGTCCATCTTAGGCTTGATATATCTCTCTGTCTGCTCAATCATTTTGTAAGCCTTAGTTCCTGGATGCCTTACTTTATGTGCATGAACCTCTTTTCCCATCCATTGGAACCGTAAAGGCCAACTGCCTGTTGACTTTATAACATGTGGTCTGGTTCCTTCCTCAAAAAACAATATGATTTGGTTTGGCTGGTAAGTGTTCTCAATAATAAACACCTGTCTAGTCTTCTGTCTGCTTTCCTTTATTTCCCACATAGACCGAATGTCTGTTCCTGTCGTAGTATCTGGTGTCCGTTTCTGTATCATATCCAAGGCAATCTCTGCAACCTGCTTTGCCGTCACTTTAGCATAAGGCATAAGCTTTAAAATCATGCGGTCAACCTTTGCTTTCCACAGCGAATAGTCAACATGCATTCTAGTTTTTGCCATAGTTCTACCTTGAATAAATCATAGCTTTAACTCTCAAAGCCTCATCAAATTCATCCTTCTTATCCTGCACAAAAAGTCTTAGTTCAGTTGATGGATATGTCACATGCCCACCTTCCCTAAGCTGTCCACCAAGATTGCTTCTCTTTAAAGCAACTTGGCTTAACGATTTCCATGCCGTGCCAACCACCTGCATCTCTTCAAAGTCATCCGGTAAACTCTTCAATGTCCACTTAGTCCGGTCTACAGATTTATAAAAATAATTTATTCCATCCTCTGATGGAGCCGGGTCAATTTTTAGCTTCCGGTTTATTGGGTCATACTCATGCTGAACCCTTGGAAGCCCCCTCATCTTTCTCATCATCTTAATTTTCCAAAGAGATGGAAATTCAAAATCACTTACAATGCCACCAGAGTATTGTGCTACCACAGATGTTTGACCAAAATCAAACTCATCCTGTATTGCGTCCCATGGAAAAATCTGTTGAACTCTTAACACATCAGAGGGTACAGCATACTCCCTTTCATCTGCTTCAGAAGTAATATATCTCACCGTCTTCACGGTTATCTTCTCACCCATAATCTTCAGTATCTTCTGACCGTATCGGATTATATCCGGGTCATCTACTTCATCCATTGCAACTGTGATTTTACCACACTCAGCACGGACAGCATCAATCAACTCTTGTTCTGTCATGCTTGCTCCTTTTGACAACCAACAATGTTTTCTCTTGCTTTGGATAAATCACATGTTCCTTTCCATATGCATCCTTTTTGTATATATCTATTTCTAGTTTATTTTTAATGACCTGCTTAACAAGCCTTATATTACTTTGGTCCATAATCTTTAAATGTCCTGAACACTCCTGGAGCCTTACCGGACTCAATAGCATTTTTAAACAGCACATCAATCTCCTCAATCAATGCATTCCGTTGGTTGTTCAACACATTGATTTTCAACTTGGCTCTACCCACAGTCTCCAATTCAGAAACCGGGTCATGAGCAATATCTTCAGTGTGATAAATCTTCAGATTCACCACCGTCAACTTGTCAATCAGACTACCTATTGTTTCCATTTTTCTTCCTTATTTTATTTACTCCCAAACCAGCCAATATCAAAATGGTTGGAAGCAATGGTGATACAATTACAACCCAATCTTTTGCTTCAGCTTTAAAAACAATATACCAATGCTCACCATCTTTGTCTTCTCCTATATACACAAGTTCTGCACTGGCAACTTCTTGAACACCTGGCTTTTTATTAAATGTGTTAAACACTAAACAAACTGCCACAGCTACTGACATGATAATCAATGTCCAAGCAATTCCTGTTTTTAATTCCATTATCTTTTTTGATACAACATCACCACTCTTGGTGATGGTGTCATTGGTGCACTGTCCACCAACTTAAAGTATTTCTTAAACGCCCTTAAAAAGTTAGCATGTGTGTACCAGGGTTTGTCCACTCCAAATTTATTAACCCTACCTGTCAAACATTTGTCTGTATCAGGTATCCATTCAATCATCAAATACTTTCCTGTAAATCCTGCAAGCTGTTCTGCTAATTGGTCAAATGTAACCCCTCTGAAATAACATAGGTGGTGCACCAATGCTATGCACAAAACCAAGTCACATCTTAATCTATCTTGTACTATCTTGTGATTTGAGTAGGCTTCATACTTGTTCATAACACTTAAATGTCCACAAGTCACTGGAAGCTTTTCCTGTTTTATCTGGTTGTAAAACCCCTCAATAACTTCTTCATCAACATCAACTGCCACAACCTTTTTAACACCATTAGCAAGCATACACCTTGTGAACACTCCACGGCTTGCTCCTATGTCAAGCACTGTGTCCACACTGTCGTGTAAATGTTTTTGAAACATATGGGTTGCATCCCCATACTTGCTTTTATGTGTTTCAGGTTTTGTCACATCCATACCTTTTGGAAGTGCCTGAGAATATCTGGACCACTGTGTTTTTCGGTCACTTGGCTCAAGCTCTTTAACCATCTTAATACTCTCTGTGTACAACTGGTCAGGGTCTGTATATTTATACACAAGATTCTCCAACGTGGCTTTTGTGATATTCATCCAAAGCCCCCAACCCTGGAAAGCCCTTCTCCTACCCAACCAAAATTGTTCTGCCAACCTTGTTACATCTGGAAGGTCAGGATGAATAGAATCATAGTCATAATATATTGGCCTGTAATCTTTAAAGGTCACATTGTTTATATGTGGGTCATGTAGACTAAACCCATGTTTCCTTAAAAGTCTCTGTAGCTTCAGGACCATTATGACTGCATCCTTCTTCTGTTGAAACGTCCACTCCTGAATATGTGTCTGATGACTAAACCGCTCATGCTTCAGAATGTAGTGCCCAAAACTTGTTTCACCAAGAAACTCTGTTTTTATAAGACCAATCTTTTCCAACTGTGGTGTGAGTTCTTTTAACAAATCCATCTTTGGTATTAGCTTTGGTGTGTATATAACTCTGTAGATTTCACCATCTACTTCACCAACCAGACCCCACCGCACAGAACCACTCATGTTCTTTGCTCTTAATATTGACTCTATATCATTTAGTGACATAACCATTGCTACTCAACAAAAAATCCAATTTACTTTTAACCTTTTTCTTCTCTGCTCCACTCACCCACTTGTGCCACTTATCCGACTTTGGAAACTGGAGCTTAGTTTTGTGCATGAATCCACCTAACATCTGTAGTCCTTCGTTCTGTCCACGCTCAACAATCTTTTCAATCTCTGGTTTTTCTAATGGTACTCCAAAATGACTGTATACTTTATCAAGCCACGGCACAGGTTCAGTTATCAAGTCCTCATACCTCATCACAATTGCCCTTTTCTTGAGTGCCTTTTGAGCAGTCTTCAAATGCCCCCACCATTCTATATACAGGTCACACATGTCATTGATACCAACTACTTTACCAAGCTGTTCGTATACCTTCTTCCCTTTTGGGTTATTCCTATATTGAAACATAGCAGAAGCAATGGTGTCGTATGGATGTCTATGCATCAAAATCACCTTGCTCTCCGGGAACATTCCCTGTGTAATCTCTAGTATATATGGAGCCAACCATGGATGCTTCAGCACCAAAGTGTCTTTCTTTGTAGTCTTCATTAGCTCACCATAGTGAGCCTTAATAAAAGCATTGACTCCAACATTAAAACACTTGTTGTAATCTGCTCCAAACATCTCCTTGTATTGCTTCTTCCACCGGGCACATCTGGTCACCAAATGGAATAAATGGTTTGGCTCTGCATACCCAGTTTCAATCCTGGGGTTTGCCCTCATATAACTCAGGAACATTGTTGAACCTGTTCTTGGAAAGCTGAAATGAAAATTAATGTTCATAACTAATCCTTTCTTACACACACCCACAACTCACGCCTCTTTCCGTATATAGCAACTTTCTTCACAGGCTTAAACCCAAACCTATCCAGTGCTTGATTCAACCAACCTTCTGATGGAATAACATTTATCCAACTTCTGTGCTCTTCCCTGATTCCAATACCTAACTTACCAACATCAACCCACATTTCCAAAACCAAAAGCTGTTTAGTGATGTCACAGATGTCTTTCAATTGCCGTCCATATCTAAACATTGGAAAGTGATGAATTACACCTAAACACAATGTAATATCAAAGCCACCCCACAATGCTTCAAATGTCTGTCCACTTGTCTCCAGAAAGTCTATCTTTTCAAACCATAATTTATCATCTAAAATGCCCAACTGTTCTTTGGCTTTCTCTGCAACTTCCAACAGCCATTGCACATTGTCAATCCCCACAACAAACTCTGCTCCAAGCTCCACTGCTTCTATAGCTCCATAACCTTCTGATGTTCCAATATCCAGAACTTTTTTTCCTTCAAAATTTACATACTTCTCAATGATGTCCCACTTCTGTGTAGCATTCTTATGTTGTTCATTCATAATAGGATATGGCTCACCACGGACCCCATTCCTTATTGGTTCAAATATTTTTGTGTGTCTCATTCTTCCCCTCTTGTACATAGTATATTTCTAAATGGCAACCCTTGCTCTTTGTATTCAATCACCCAATCTAAGTTGTCATCTGTAATCAATCCAAGTGTTTTGGTTCCATGTAGAATCATCCACACATCAAAACCAAACTCCCTCAACATATTATAGAAGTCCTTTAAGTCATAATTTGCATTGTCAAAATTCTCTTGTGAGAACTCTGCCATAACTACAACATCCGGGTTATCTTCAATGACTCTCTGCATACCCAACAACACCATAACCTCATTGCCCTCTGTGTCTATCTTTACAAAATCAACCCGGTCACCTGATTCAAAGTAGCTGTCCAAGCTGACCTGTTGTACATTCTGAAAGCTTGTTGTTTCACCTATCTCAAACAAGCTGTGGTGTCCACCATTGTTTCCAGTCAAATGTAGCTTAACAAGTTCAGACTCAGCATTGCTTACTGCCCTACGCTCAATTTTTGTATTGGTCAGATTGTTAAGTGCAACGTTCTGCCCAAGGTATAAAAAGTTGTGTGTCTCAGGTTCAAATGCAACTACCTGTCCTTCCTGTCCAACCCAATGTGACATCAGCAAAGTCCAATATCCAATGTGTGCTCCAACATCAACTGCAACATGCCCACGCTCTACAAATCTCTGACACACTATTGACTCTATTGGTTCCCACACACCATGCTTCCAAAGCCTTTTGGATAATACATCCTCATTGCTCTGCAACCACATATCAAACTTACCTATTCTTTTCTGTCTTTCAAACTCCACGTATATACTCCATTTGTTCTTTTATTTTTCCCGGCTTGGTAATCTCCGGGTCATTTCCCCACCACGTCTTCATGATTCTCATATCAATAGTGGGCTTACCTATAAGCCTATGTAGTGACAACCTGTGTGAACCTTGGACCACATGTTCCTTATCCAGTGCAAACCAAATAGGCTCATCCATCCACGGCTTGTAATCACGTCTTAAATCTCTCACTCTCTGATGATACTCAGGTTCTCTCTTTTCAATTAAAGGCCACAAGTCATTCCACATAGAATGAGCAATTGGAACATCTGATACCACCACATCTTCAGGAAGCTTCATAAAGTCTGAAGCAACTGTATAAGGAATCCTTTCCATACGTTCTGCCAATAGAAGATTTCTCCACGTCCCTGTGTAGTGTTTCTGTATAATCTTGAACCCCATGTCCTTCAATCTCAATGTCAAACGCCTGAGAGTAATTGGTGTGTACCCTGCAATCCGTGAAGGCTTCTCTCCAAAGGAATGTTCATTCTTTGGTGTCTCTTTAAATTTGACTTCAATGTATAAAAAACGTCCAGCACAATAAGCTAATTTTGCTAACCACTCTTCATACTCAACATGGTCTTTTGCAAAGTGCAACACATTTGGACACACCACAGAATCAAATCTCATGAACTCTGATATTGCAGGTCTAAACCTCTGCAGGTCTGCTGTATTTGTTACTGTTAGGACTTTGCCCATGGTTCCCTCACTTTGGTTTCCCAATCTGGATTTAATTTCTTCACAGCATTCACCGTGTTTAATACATTACGTTCTTCATATGGATTAAAGTTCCATATCTTCTTGAATGCTTCAACACCCTTGCTCCATTCCCGGTCCTGCTTCTGTCTATCAAAAGCTTTAAACACCGCTCCATGCTTGTGGTAAAACGTGGTTGCATAGGTCTTAACAATGTCATGTCCTGATAACCGTATTCTTAACAAATGGTCCTCATCTGCCTGATACCTGGGAGCAAGATTTCTAAATGGTCCAATTTCCTCAATACATTCCATACTCACCAACAATGCTGAATAATCCCCGGCAATCATTATCTGAATTGGCTTCTCAGCATTATACACTTTATCCTGAAAATGTAATTGGTCTGTTTCATGTTTGTTGACAACCTGCCCGGTCACTGCGTATGCTTTCCGTCTCTGAATTGTGTCAACCAGAGTATCTATATATGTGGAACTCAGTATAATGTCATTGTTGCACAACAACACATAATCATACCCTTCTGCCCATGCCTTCTTCATTGCAAGGTTCCACGCTTCAGGCACGTTCATGGACCTGGACAAAAAGTCCACATTATTGTCCAGAAGCCATTCCTGTGTACCGTCCTCACTCTCATTATCTATCACAAAGATGTCATAGTCATGCTTGCTTCTTACAGAATCAATACACTGCTTTGTTAAGTCCAAAAAGTTATACGTCAATATATTAACAAGAACCTTCTTTGACTCTAACATCTGCTCATTTATTGATGTCAAAACTATTTCCGGGTCTATATTTAAACACTGAGGACTCCGTGTGGTTTCCTTCTCCTGCATGTTCCGTCCTGGTAAGCACTTGAGTGTCCACCAACATCTGCTACGTTCTCCAATTGGACACGGTATCTGAACACAAGAAACCTTCTCATAATCCTCAACCCAAATCTCACCATCTACACTTCCGCACACCATCACTGCTCTCTTCTTCAAAGCACCTGCAAGATGATATACATAACTGTTTGGAGATACCACAATATCACATTGCTCAACAATGGCTCCTAATTGCTCCATGTTAAATTCATATTTATCATCTATCTTTCTATCAAGTATTACAAACTGTGGTCCATCTTCCGGGAAAAGTCCCATAAGCTTTTCCATATGTGGATATGTCCGACTTACATTGGAACCATCCAACTGTAATCCAATTACTGGCCTATCCTTATCATAATCCTGTGCAACCAACCACTCTTGTGCCCACACTTTTTCATCATTAGTCACCACATAGGTTGGTGTTTTATTCTCCAGGAATAACCCCATTTGCTCCAAATATATTGAAGCCCTATTCTTGATAACTTTACCATCACGCTCAAAGTCTTTAGTTTCAACACGGAACTCAAGATTGTTTACGTCAATCTTAATGTCCGGCACAGCTTTCAACATTGCTTCCTGGCCTGTGTAAACCCGGTCAACATATGGGTTGTGTTTCAGGATTCTCTCATAACCCTTTTTAACAGCGAACCACACTTCAACATCTTCTCCATATTTGTACTTGAGTGCTTTAGCTATTACAGAAGCCATGAGGACATCACCACGTCCGTTCATGTCTCTGATTATACCTACAGAAAACTTCCCTTTCTTCTTATGTGCAAAATCAAATGAACCTCTTGCCATAATGCTATCTGGATGAATAAAATATTTAGGGTCTATATTGAACCGCTTTATTAATTCATCTGATACAAATTGCCCTGGTTTGAATTTCATTGTTACATTTCCTTTTGAATAAAGTTGGCTTGGAATATTAGACCGCATTCTTCTACCAGACACTGTTGCACCACGCATAAATTTCATTCTTTCTCCCATTTATATGGTGGTAATTGTTCTTCATCCATATTGTATTTTTTGGTTGTCCGGCAAATCATACACCGCTTAAATCCCATACGCCTTGTGTCACCCGGTATATTCTTACACGGTCCTTCATAATGCCCCCATTTACATTCACTATCACTTTGGTGTATCAATCTTGTTTCCAATACTTCATTATTGAAGGTCTCAGAGCTTCATATACATCCTCTGATTTTACACTGGTAAAACAGGTAACTTTATTCTCACACTCAACCGCTCTTTCAAAACACGGCTTACATTTTATCCACTCATTCAACTTCAGTGCTGTTACATCCGTCTTAAACAATGGATGTAAGCTCAACCGCTCTTCAGGTCTACTAGGACCAAGGACGGCTGTCAAAGGTGTTTTAGTAAAGTGTGAAACCCATACTGGTGAACTATCCATACTGATTACCATCTTTGCATCTTTTATAATGCTGAATAGCTCCGGGATAGTCTGATTCATAAATCTAAAATCTGCATCCCCTTCAAGGTCTATCTTCCCACCTATATATACAACATTTATATCCTCAAGGTTTAAGAAGTGGATTATGTCCTGCACCACGTGCTTTGGCAATCCCCTCTTCTCTGTATTTCCCATTCCTTGGAATACAATATACTTGTCAAACTTAACCGGGTTATCCGGGAAACCTATCAGTGGCATATGCCAATCTGGAGTGTATCCCCATTTCAACCCAACTGCTCTACTATAAATTTCAACCCTATGCATCTTCTGCATCTTAGGGTCATGATGGTCCTTTTCAACCACTTGGTCAAGCATTAAACCTGGGGTCTTCCTCAGCCTATTATGAGTATCAACTTCAATACCAAGTAGCTCTAATATTTCCTTATACTGTGGGAGCGTCCTGATATATGGACTGTACCCCAACGAACTAATTTGTCTGAGCACTGGAACCAACATTAACGTGTCGCCCAATGAAAACGTTCTCTCAAGATAGAATCTATGCGTATCTGCTTCGTCCATCTCTTTTATAAATGGATGCTTCAATTTGGTGAGCACTCCATGGTATCCACCATTCAATAAGCTCACATCTACAAAAGCATCAGGAGCAACTGTTACTGAACCGCTTGCTCTACGGTACGAAAAAATCTGATTAATACCTGTCTTATTTGTTTGGAATAAATCCCACATCTTTTTTTGTCTTCTCCACAAGTTTCATTTCTTCCTTTTTAAAATAAATCTCAGTGGGACCGGAGATTGTCCAGTCCCACCAAGAGGGTATACCATATCAAGCGTTAGCTAGATGTGATAGTAACTGTTCCCAGTCCCAGGTTTCTGTCAGCCAGCGAACCTGCTTTTTCTTCAGGTATAATACCGAAGGCGTACCTTGTCATTGCACCTTTGAAGAACTGAGTGAAGTCATCACCAACGATGTACTTAGGTGAGGTAAACAGTGGGATGTATGGAGCATAATAGCCACATGCATACTGCCAGTTGTCGCCCTTGAACCCAAGCAGAATCTTAGTTGCATCCGGGAAGTCCGGGTCTACGTAGCACTTAAACATGCCACCACCCAAAGTTCCAACATACCGTCTGCCCATAATGGACATGCTGTCCTGTGCCAGTGGGTCAGTGTTAAACTTCTCCAACTTACTCAGTCTCAGGTATGCATCAGGATGAACCACTATCCAATTAGCGTTCCGTCCTTTAACCTTAAAGATTTCATTGTTCACTTCAAGGATTTTGTCATACAGAGTTGCATCATACTCTTTCTGATGAAAGGTGTATTTCAGGTCTTCTGTGAGAGCACCATTGCTGTTCCAGTTGGCATTGTGTCCAACTCCTGCAAGCAGTGCTGTGATTATCTGATAGTCAACTTCCCTAACCACTTCTTCAACAGTCTTTGGCATAAGTTCAGCTTCAAGGTTCAGCCCCCACTGGGAACGTAAATCCTGTTCAGCTTCAATTGTCCACTGACCCTTAATTTTCTTGGTCACGGCTGTGATTGTATCAGATTCCAGAGAGTAATTAACCTCTCTGATTGTACCCTTTTCTCCAGAGTCTGCATAGGTAGCAGTTCGACCTTGGTCAAGCCTATCACCTGCAGTTCTTCCGTCATACGTATTGCCAAACTTGTGGTCTATCCAATACAGGATACTTGATGGTCCGTTCATAGGTTGAACAGATACCAGTTCCATAGCAATCAGCTTGGTATAAATACGTCTGATTGCAGGAAGTAACTGAGTCGTGAAGGTTGCAATGTCAGTTGACACTGTGTCTTCATGTAACATGCCGTCTTCCATCCGGTCAAGGTCTGGTCTCAGAGTGTTCCCTGATTCAGCCTTAATCCAGTTGATTGTATTGTCATACAGACGTTCTCTCAGCTTCGGATAATCCTGTCCTGTCCGTTCCCGGTCCAACAGTCCTTCAGCTTCATCAAGCTCAAGGTTTCGTCTCTTCTGGGCTTCCAGAAAAGAATTGAGTTTTTCTCTATTTACCATAGATATTTGTCCTCTTCTTAGGAGTTAAGATTTAGAACATCTGCTTTAAAAGCTTTGATGTCTTTCTTAAATCCCGCTTTCTTTGCTTCCGCAAATTGAGTCTTGATTTTCTTTTCGGCCTCTTCTGCCGTCTCAGACTCTTCGTTTTTCACCGTGCCTACAGGCTCCAAACCAGATTCTACAATCCGATTCTTAACACCCTCAGCAATGATGTTTGAAAACTTTTCCTTCAGCTTTGTAATCGCTTCAGGTAGAGTTTCTACATCACCATGGGTAATGTCTCCGTCCTCATTAACAAGTTCACCCTCAATCATGGACTTGAACTTTACGTTCTCATCCTTCTCAAGTTCCTCATCAAGTTTGGTACGAAGTGTAGACTGTGCTTCCTCTTTGTCCTTAGCTTCCTGTTCAGCATTCTCACGGTCTGTGATACGCTTTTCCAGGTCAGCATTCTGGGCTTTCAAGTCAGCAATAGTCTGTGAAAGGTCTTCCTGCTTCTCTTTACCTTTTCCCTCATCAGGGCCTTCAGTTTTTTCTTCTTCAGGAATTACGCCTTCAAGTGATGTCAGCTCATTAATTGCATCACGGACACCTTCCACCATAGATTCATTAGACTTTTTAACAGCATCCACTGCAGAGTTAAGTTTTTCCTCAAGCTCTTTAGTCCATTCATCTTTAGCTTCAGATACCTTATCAGCAATCTGTTGCTCCATATCAGCTTTCTGAGCTTCTTCATGAGTCTTAAAAAGTTCCTCATGGTCTGCTCTCAGAGCTTCAATGTTTTCGTATTCTTTCTTGTCCATATTCTCCTCTTTGGAATTTTGTGTTGAGTCGTCAGGGTTCTCATCCTGGGACTCTATAAACAAGTGTTTATTCTCTTGTATATAAGAAGTCACAGCATCACTCATGCTGTCTTCCATAACCGCTCTCACTCTAGCATCAGGGACACTTGGTGTGAGCACAAAGTCACCCGGACTCAAGAGCCGGAAGTCTTTGTTTACTTCACTGTAGGTAGACATTTTTCCATTTACTCTACCACGCTTTTCAGTGACAGTTCCTGCCCCTCTTGAACTGACTCCAACACGACCATGCTTTATAAGCACCATTGCATCTTTGCCTGTTCTTGTGGGAAGAACTGTACACTCACCATAACATTCCCCATTCTCATCCATCCAGATTTTATTCCAAATGTGGGAAACATCATTAATGTTTGCAACTCCGGTTGTAGGATGATATGATGCTCCATAGATTTCTCCATTAACCACCTGCTCCTGCAATCTGTCAATCTCTCTTTGTAGGAGTTCCTTTTGGTACAACCTACCATTACGATTAACAATATTACCGTGTTGCCATTTTACCTGCACTCTCATAGTCGGGTCTTTAGTATTTTCGTCTAAAGACTCTTCCAGAATCTGTGCATTGACGGCTTCAAATTCAAGCCGTGCAGGAAATTTTCTCATGTCCTACTCCGTTAATTGTTTTTCCATAACCGCAAATTCAATCAGGTCAGCCGTACTGACCTCACCTTCATAAGTCACTTTCCGGTCCACTGATTCTGGTGTACCATCAAAGACGGCCTCACCATTCTCAATTTTATACTTTACCTTGAAATAGGTTTCCTCACTTGACTCATCATTCCATTTGGAGTAAACAACTTCATCTTTTGAGAAGTCTACCAAATAGGTACGCTTGCCCTGTGATTCAACCGCTTTTCCAAGTGCCTGTTTTAACGACTGGAAAGCTTCCTTCAAAATCTTGTTTGCATTCATTTTTACCTCATCACTCATATTTTTACCACCGTGTGCTTTGCTCCAACTGGCAATACACCGTGCCTTCATTCTTGCCGGGACCATTTCTTTGCTCTGCCGTGATTTCAACCTCTTCATACACCGTGTTACAAAAGCATTTTTTGCTTCACCCTTTGTTGGGCTTGGTGTTACTGATTGATTATCACCAGGAGCTTCTTGCCGTATCAGTGCTCTTAAACCCCTCATACTTTTCATCTTCATCACTGTCTCCACCTTGTTACCTACCCTTGCTTGAGCCTTTTCATATAGAGCCTCTTCTTTAACATCTTTAGCTTTCTGCTTCCATGTAGAGTAACAAACCCCGGCTCTCTTCTTCTGGTCCGGGTATTCTTTTCTCAGGGATGGATTCCCCATACACCGTGAGATAAACTTCTTCTTGTCTTCGCTCTGTCTAGGTTTAGGTATAGGCATATCTACTCCTTATGAATACAGTTCAAAAACTGTAAACTCAAATGAGTCACCATGACCGGACCAACCTGGAGCTTCACCGTATGGTTGACATACATATTTTCCCGGAAGGTCAAAATCATCAGCCACTATAGTGTATGTCAAGATGTTCTCATTTCCACCACCTGCTTTCTGTGCACATGTCCACACATCTGTGGTGTTGTCATGCTTTTTAAACACCTTCAGCTTCAACACTGTGAATGCAGTTAGGTCTTCACCCATAGCTACTTCAATGACCGTTCCTACATCATCAACATACGGCCTGTAATCAACGTCTGCCATTATAACTCCTCAGTTATCCATCTGGACTCAAATCGTAGTGTCCTTTCAAATTGAGATTCCTTTTCTATTAAGGTCTCAAAGTTAGATTCTTTCTCAATCAACTCTTCCCTCTTAGAAGTAAAGTTCATTGTTTTCGTAAATTTAGAATTATGTCCCATTCTATTCTCCGTCTATCAGTCTAGTAAATCCAGACTGTTTGCTTATGCTCTTTGTAAACTTAGAGGCAAACCTAAGTATCTCTGCCCGGATTATTCCAAGCCATCCTCTGCCATATCCTCTAGTGATAATCCGATTAAATCTGTAATATCCTCTTGTTATTAAACTGCTCAAACTCTTGTCCTCATAATTGGATTACCTTCACCGTCATAGGCTAAATCAAACCGCATAAACTCAATAAGGGAATCATTGTAGAAAATCATCTGATTACCAGATATTTCCCACTTCCCAGTTTCCGTCTGTTTAATCATATCAACATCTGATAAAAGTGATAGTGCCACAGCATCTGCCCACACTGCATCTGCAATTGTTGGGTTGCTCAATGCCGAATCATCAGTCAAATTCACTGCACCATTATTAGTAATTGTCATAGCACCTCTTGCTGATATATTACCACCTGAACAAGACGCATCAATAACCAACTGTCCGTCTGACTCATAAGACATTGTATCCCCAGAATCCATATCATTAACCTGAAGCCCACCAGAATAGTGCCTAACGCTCAGATTCACCGTACCTGTCTCAAATGTAAACTCAGGAGTTGCATTCCCGGCTACTGCTGATTTACATCTATCAAATATATGATTTCCTGCTCTTATTGAATTGTTCCCTGTCAACCAACATGCATCTGCAAAACATTCAAGCTCTGTTAATCCTGTCAACCAACAGTCCTGCAGGTAGCAAATCTGTGAACCACCCTGCTCTCCAGTGATAATCATATTATGGAAATATGAACCATCTACATTCTGTGAACCAAAATCTACTTGATTATATTCACCATGACCAAAGAACCTAAAGTTCTCATAAGCTTGTGCCAACGTAATAGAAGTCCTGTTCATCAAGTGAATCTCACGGACACCTACTGCATCTGCAATAGTCCGTGCTGATGCTATGGTAGACACTGGATTCTCTTTGGTTCCATCTGTTCCTACCACCGTGTTGGTGTTACTTGCATTCTCATCTATGTATATTCCACCTCTATACCTTAACAAGTTCAACCACAGCCCGGTTGTTCCGGCTGTCAAATGGTCACCTGCAGGTTCATCCCAAACAGCCACAGCCGTCTCTGAGTCCAAACCCATCAACTTGTCGTGCTCTTCCTGGGACATACCACTGCCCTGTGTTACCGTTATTAGTCCGGCTGAATTAAAACTACGCAATGATACCTGATTGACATTCATCACGTCTGCCAAATTCGTATTAGCTCCTTTAGCCTCAACCGCATACTGTCCATCTTCAAAGGTCACTGTGTAGTTGTTTATAAACACCAGGAACCGTGCATATGTGGTTCCTGATAACGTCACCTCTGTGTTATGATAATGTGTGTCAGGGAAAGGCATTCCCTCTTCATCGTCTTCCAAATCTTTTAAGTCCAACCTTAATCCATCAAGGTCAAGTTCGTACACACCACCACCCAAAGGAGTCAGGTAGTTCTGGGGCACGTTAATGACCCTATTTCCCCAGTCTACAGTTATTGCCATTTTTAATTAGGATTCCCACCTAGTGAAACAACTAGCTGTCTCAAGCGTTCAATCTCTTGAGCATTCTGTTGTTGAAGTTCATTGTTTGCCGTTATGGACAAAAAATTAATGTTCTTTGCTGATTCCACCTGAGCCTCAAGAGTTTGAGCCATTTCAGCCAACCCTTTATTAGCTTCCTGTGCATCAAGCAATTGCTTCTGTAGTTTTATAACAGAAACGTTTGTAGAATCATGTAGCTGTCTCAAGCTTTCATAATCCTTCTTCCAGTCTCTTGTTCCGTCAATTGTCATTATTTTCTCCTTATGATTGTTGTGTTTTCCACAGCCAACATTGGTCTAAGTAGCATGTGGAACTACTATAATACATTGAAATTACAATTCTATATACTGAATAATCTGGGTGTGCAAAGAAACGCATTGTATCCTGCTCCCAATCTCCTGAATTATATAAATCAAAATCTGCAAATGAACCCTGCCATGCTTTTGTTGAAGCATTCCACCACTGATTTGAACCTGTGTCCCGAATCTCAACCGAACCGATATTGTGCAACGTTCCTAGAGAATAATTGTGCCAGCAAGTTAATGTGTAGCGTTCACTCGGTAAAAGAATTACATTCTGATACACCTCTACTGAACCAGATGCTCCAAGAATCATTCTTGCAGAGTATGTACCTTCCCAGACTTCAGTATCTTCTCTCTGAAGATTCCCACCAAGCAATTCCGTATAGGACCAATTGTTTGGAACCTCTCCACTTATCCAACTATCCCACGTTCCATTTAAGAATATATTTGTTGGTTGTTCTCCGTCTTCTACCATTCCCAAAGTAGAATCATAACCACTTGCTGTGATTGTACCTGATATTCCTGTGGTCAAATAGAACTTCCCAGAGCTTGACTTCCTAGCCCTTCCAGCAATTGGCTGAGAGCTTGTGAAATTGTGAGTATCTGATATTTGTCCGTTTATATCTGTGTAGCCTTGCAGTATCACAGACGTTGAAGTGATTGTACCTGTAGCTGGTGTGTCTGGACTTCCTGACACTGAAAAGGTATAAGCATTTACTGTTGTCACTGTTATCTTTTTAATACCATTGTATTGATTCTGTACAGCCCCTTCAATGAGTACATACATATCATCTACCAATCCATGACTTGTATGTGTCACTGTAGCAGTAGAACCTGACCTTGCAATAGTAACGCTATCCTCAAAAGGTAAGTCACCACCACTTGACGCAAGAACAAGGACTCTAGCATTCTGTATTGCTGTCTGCTCTGAAGCCGTTTTAACTGTGACCTGTACTGTGACATTATTCTGTATTGTCACACTACCAGAACCATTGTTATCAATATCACCAAGAACTAAAGCAGTTGTACCATTCTGTAGAATGATTGTTGTATCACCTGTCACTCCTGAATCTATTTCTATGTCATATGTTCCACTCTGGTCAAACAAACAGTTGTCCAAAGTATATGTTCCAGAAGAGGTGATTAAGAGTGCCACCTTAGTTGAATAGTTCTGAAACACCATGTCCGATAATGTCATTGTTGCCATTGTTTTATCCTATACTCAAAAGATGGTCTCCATAAGGATTCTTGAATGCACTTCCATCCAAATCCCCAGAAGCATCAAGTGTTACCACACCAACATCATCAAATGTTGCATTTCCTGATACAGAGGAACCTATCTCAAAATCTCCCATTCCCCTAAAAGCTACCGCATTAAATGTCACTACAGCAGAATCACTCTGCCCAAAATCAAATGGTGCTCTTGTCTGCCAAATATATGTACCACTAAATGTGGCAGTATCAGCTACATTATTTCTAAGGTACAAGTACACTCTAAATGCCTGTGTAGTTACTCTAACTCTAGGGTCTGCTGAATCATTTGACCCAGGACTTATAACTGTCTTCCCCTCATCATCAAACGTAGTAATTGTAGAATTGTTTCCTATCTTAAACCCCATGTCTATGAAAACAACATCACCAATTTTTCTCACCCAGTTTCCATACTTGTCTGTGTAATCTGTACCCTGGACTGTAGTAACTGCATCAATAATTTTACTTCCAGAGCCACTGAACGTAGGCGTGTTTGCAGAAGTCTTTGTAGTATCTAAAATATATAACTTACCCTGATAATTCCAATTTGAACCTGTTCCTGCCATGTTAAGCCTTGTTGTAAGAATAGCAAAACTTGTAACACTTGTATTATCAAAACTCCCACTAGATGCATCATGAGAACTATCATTCAAGTCAACCACAAAAGGGTACTGTCCTTTACAACACTCTGCGTTTGGTGTGTCATTACCACCAACATAAAAATCCCGATACACTGTAGGTGGTGAACCTGTTCCTGAATATATCCGTATGATAACACCACCATTAGATACAGAATCCACTTGAATCCTGTTTGGAGCATTGAACTGATTGTGCCACAGCATTACCTTTGTATCAGAAGACACATCATAAACAGGTGACTGTCCGTTCTCAAACTCTTTAGCATATCCTTTTGTTGAACCAGCAGAGTTGTTATCAAACTCAGTTGCCACACCAGTTGCAGGTAAGTTACCCTGTGCTTTTGTTCCTGTATTTGATGGGGAATTTATATCTGCCAACCACTTAGGGTCACCTGCACCCCTACTTATAGCACAACCATCTTTAACAGCAGGAAGAGCGAAGCTCATGGCAACTCCACCAGATAACTACCATGTGGATTCTTGAATAAACTACCATCTAAATCTACACCAGCATCTTGGTATTGAACAGGTCCACAATCATTAAAAATTGCGGTGCCTGTAATACTAGAACCAACCTTAAAATTTCCAGTTCTGTTAAAGGTCACTCCATTAAAAGTTACCACTGCTGAATCATCTTGGTCAAAATCCCAAGGTGGATAACTGTTCCCTGCATCATAATACCCAGAAAATGTCGCAGTATCAGCTACATTATTTCTAAGATTTAGATATACTCTAAATGCATTTTCTGTAACCCTAACTCTGGGGTCTGTTGGGTCATTGTGGTTAGCCCAAAACACAGACACCCCATTGTCATTGAAAGTCGTGATGCTTGAGTTATTTCCTATCTCTATTGGACAAGCTACTGAAAAAATATCCCCTTCTCGCTTCAACCACTCGTCTGTTATCTTGCTAGAATAACCTGTACCCATAGCAGTAATAATATCATCCCAGTCACTTCCTGAGCCTGTGAATCTAGGTATATTTGTTGCATTCTTTGTGGTTTCAAGTATGAACAAACGAGCAAAAAACCACTGCATCGTAGTACCACCGAGATGCGCCTGTTTACCACCACTGCCCCAACATTCAATATCTGTGTTATCCCACGTTCCTGAAGAACTATCATAGG